ATATATTTACTGCTAATATAGGTATATTTATTTAGCAGTAAAATAGTACCATACCCATGGCATGTGGTTAGTGCTAATGCGCATATTTACTACACTTTTGAGTCACTATAATGGCATTTATTTGTCACTTATAGTGGCTTTTTTTATTTTATGCTTATTACAAAGGGAGGAATAACCCATGAATATTGAAACGGACGAAATCATAGAAAAGTTATGTGCTAGGGAAGATGTACAGGCGATACCGACAATCTACCAAGTAGCCATGACTCATGCGATACAGGAAGTATTAAAAGATGTTAATGAGAATATGCAATCAGCAAAAAGAGATTACTAAATACCTATCTTATGATGATACGAACATATTATATGAGACTGAAAAGTTGAAAAAGGAGAACCAATATGCAACCGTATGTGAATCCATATTACCTACAGCAGAACCAGCAGGGATATCCGCAGTATTATAACCCACTGGCACAGGTGCAAAACAGAGCAATAGATTATCAGCAGAACATGCCAAATACATACCAGCAGAATCAGATTGTGCAGGGAATTAACGGGAAAATAATTGCGGAGATGAGTCAGATAACAGCAAATGATGTGCCTATGGACGGTAGTGTTGCATTTTTCCCAAAGCAGGACCTGTCAGAAGTGTACGCCAAGAGTTGGAATGCAGACGGTACAATCCGCACAGTTACTTACAAGCCTGTTTTGGATAATGAACCTAAGAATGTACCGACCGATACAGAAAAATTGAAATGCGATCTATCAGATGAAGCAACACAGGGAATTATGGATAAATTCGAGGAAATATCTGACAGGCTAGGTCAATTAGAAAAATCTTTGCAATCTCAAAGAAAAACTTCACAGTCACAGAGAAAGGATGATTAAGTATGTTTAATCCTATGCAGTTAATGCAAATGATGAAAAGTGGAAACCAACAGCAGATGGTACAACAGCTTATGGGGAACAGCCAGTTAATGCAGAATCCAATAGCCAAGAATGCTATGCAGATGGCACAGAACGGAGACACTAAGGGCATTGAGCAGATGGCTAGGAATTTGTGCAAAGAAAAGGGATTGAATCCCGATGAAGCAATGAACCAAATTAAAAAACAGTTTAATTTATAAAAGCTAATTCTTGCAAGATTAGAAATAAATTTAATGGAGGTAAAAAGTATGTTTTCAAACAATTGTGCATCCGTTCCGCTTGTGGCGAACATTGACGGAAACGGAAATGGCAACGGTAACTGGGCTGACGGTGGATGGCTTTGGTTTATAGTTGTAATTTTTGCAATTTTCGGTGGCTGGGGCGGCGGCTTCGGTGGCTGGGGAAATGGCAATAATGGTGGAGCGACACCATACTCAACAAGTGCAGTTACACAGGCTGACTTACAGAGAGGATTTGATAATCAGGCGGTTGTGTCAAAACTTGATGGCATTACAAACGGACTTTGTGACGGATTTTATGCAGTGCAAACCGGCATGAATGGCATCAACACAAACATTTTACAGACCGGCTACGGCATCCAGCAGGCGATCAACGCTGATACGGTTGCTAATATGCAGAATACAAATGCTTTGCAGGCACAGCTTGCTAACTGTTGCTGTGAAACCCGTGAAGCTATTCAGGGAATTAATTACAATTTAGCAACTAACACCTGTGCTTTACAGAACACCATGAACAGCAATACAAGAGACATTATCGACAGCCAGCAGGCAGGAACAAGAGCAATTCTTGACTTCTTGACCAATGACAAGATTGCAACCTTACAGGCAGAGAATAACGATTTGAGAAGAGCTGCTTCACAGGATAGGCAGAACGCACTTCTGACTTCAGCTATGAGCGCACAGACAAACCAGATTATTGACGCTGTAAGACCGACACCTGTACCAGCATTCCCTGCATCTAACCTCTACGGTTATGCATATAACGGATGTGGATGCAACACAGGCTGTGGATGCTAACAACAGAATATCGGTAACTTAATCAAAGATTATGTCTGCGTATAGCAGTGTTACAGGAAACTAAAGGGCAGGCAGTATAGTCTGCCCTTTTCAATTTTATGGAGGTAAATTTATGGAAATTACAGCAATTGCATTACAGACGGTAGAAGCTGGACAGGATGTAGCTTTCACAGAAACAGCGGTAAACGGTACAAATTGCATTGTCCATAGACAGGGCAGTGGAATCATTAAATTAAGGGGAATCACAAACCAGTGCAGGGCAAGATATCTTGTGGGATATTCTGGGAATATACAGATACCTACAGGCGGTACAGTGGATGCCATATCACTTGCTATTTCTGTAGACGGAGAACCATTGCAGTCAACAAGAATGATAGTTACCCCTGCGGCTGTCGAGAACCTTTTCAACGTCAGCGCACAGGCATACATTGATGTTCCAAGGGGATGCTGTATCACAGTATCTGTTGAAAATACGTCTGCACAGACAATACAGGTGCAGAACAGCAACTTAATTGCAACAAGGGAAGCATAAGGGGGCGTATATTATGGATATCAAAAGAATGCATGATATGATCGAAAAACTGTCTGAATGTGCAAAGTCCGAATTTGACAAAGGCATTGAGAGTGTGAATACGGATGAAATGGGAAAAGTAACAGATATGCTTAAAGACCTTGCGGAAGCCATGTATTACCGTACATTGACAAACATCATGGAAGAATATGACATAGAAGATGTACAGGGAATGCTTGACCGCAGATTTTATGACGATTACCGTTATAAGACTACTGGCAGATATGCACCTAAAGGCAGAGGTAGTTACGTTGGCAGACGTGGCTATGAAGAACCGCCATATATGCACATGATGAACAGGGAAGATTTGCAAGACTGGAATTCTATGTCTGAACGTGAGCGTATGCGTGACCTTGACAGGGCATCAAGAGGACGTATGTACTATACTGAGACAGAACCCATGCGTAAAGACGGTGGCATGAGAGACAGCAGAGAGGGCAAAGCTGGCATGATGCGTAAAGGCTACATGGAAACAAAGGAAATGCACAAGGGAACTACACCACAGGACAAAGAAGCCAATATGCACAGCTTGGAAAGCTATCTGAAAGAATTATCCGAGGATTTGACAGAGTTGCTGCCGTATATGATACCAGAAGAGCGGCAAATGGCAAAGACAAGGATTACCACACTTGCGGCTAAGATGTAAGAAAATAGGCTAGGGCTAATAACTCTAGCCTTTTTAGTTAGGAGTATGCTATGTATTTTACGGTAAACGGTCAAACATGGAAATTAGCTTTTGTTCCTGCCAATAGCCAAGACTTACAGCGCAGTGACGGAACGTACACATTTGGTGTTACAGACAACAACACTAAGACAGTATCAATCGCAAGTGGTATGTCTGCATACATGACAGAACGTGTAATCTGCCATGAACTAACTCATGTCATGTGCTTTTCGCATGATGTGTCTATACCTATAGATTTAGAAGAACGATTGTGTAATTTCATGGCTGATTATGGAAAAGAGATAATATATCTCTTAGATGATTTGCTGGCAAAGTTGCGTACTAATGCAATTTGAGATTGATTTTTGCAAAGAAATTTCAAATTTCCGCAGAAAAATGTTGAAAAAAGATGTGTACCTAAAAATCTCTATGAGAAAAAAATATTCTGAAACAAATTTGACCGCCCCTAGGTGCTTTTCTGACTGGTATTTTCAGAACGGTTTTGAAGCAAAATTTTTTTCGGATTTTCCACAACATTCGGAAAAAAATTGATGCCCCCCTGGGGTGGTTTTTGGACTGGAAAAACCAGGTCAGAAACGTGACCAGATTTATGTGCAATATTTGGAAGATTGTGACCAGAAAATAAATGCAAAACTTTACAATGCTAAAGTGCGTGTATCTGGTGGCTATAGAGCATAGACGCATAACGGATATACCAACAGAACGCACTGTAAGCCACTGTAAGGCAGTTTAAAGCTAACAGGGTACAACTTATAGCACGGATATAGTTATAAACACTCTACGCCTGTTTTATGCTCTTGTCAAGGTACGGTTACTGCATACGGTTATATGGACGTATAACGCACACATAGCCCTGTACAGTAACATGGTACTGGAAAAAGGATGGAAATTTCCCACCCTTTACCAAAACACTATATGATCATTTGCGACTTTGTAGTGAAACCAGTTTCCAGACTGGTATTTGATGCAAGTGTAACCCACTGCATCCGTCCATACTTGCACGATATCCCCATAAATCCAGTTATCAAAAAGTGATTTATGGTACAAATAAAAGTCTTTTGCTGTCATTCGCCCACCTCCTTATATGGCAAAAGCCCCACAATTACATGGGGCTGTAGATTGACCTGTTACCGTATTTCTTGCGTGATTCTATGCGATAGTTCAAGAAATTATTACATTCTATGAGCCACGCATACACGGCACTTTCTATATAGCTTTTCCCAGGCTTATCCTCATTAATCCACCAAAGGAAATTATCTATTGATTTTTCAAAATTGCGCTTATCTATATAGTTAATATCCAGACCGATATCAACTATATCTTCTCCCGCTTTTTCAATTCTGATAGCAGTATACACTGTATCATGGTTTTTCAACCATATGTTTTCATTTTCCACGCAATATACTGTCATGTCGTATGCACTGTGAACTTCCTTTTCTTCATTTGCTAATACACTCATTTTTTATCCTCCATATCATTTTTATTCCCTATCGGGTAAAAGCAAGTCGGGGAATCGAACCCAGAAAGTGCCGACCTTGTCTAAATAATTACACCTAAGCGCATACAATCTCGCTTTTTGTCACATACAATTTTCCATTTTTCAAAATTGCCGTTAATATTATCCGTGGTTCTGGTCTCCATCCAGTCAGCGCAAGCTTTCTTGTATTCCTGTCTTGCATCATTTTTCCTTGTATGCAAATCCTCTGTAAATGTCATATAATCAACCATCCTTTCATTATGCGCCCTGTCTCATCAGTGCAGGTGGGGCAGTTCCTACAAACCGCCTTTTGGCGGTTTCGACTATTCGCATTTAGTAAATAAATACAGCGGTATAAAATCCACGACATTCTGTAACGTGATTTTTACACAATTTTCTAATCTCATTTATTTTCGTGTGCGTCTCTTTAGTTGGGTACTGTCCTTCGTAGTCTGTATTTATACGCAATGCAGGAACATCTTCGCCGTTGCGGTTGTAAACAGTAATTAATTCTGCATCATATCCGCATCCAGATAACTTTTTCTGCAATCTCTTTAATTTTTCCATGTTCAAAACCTCTCTTTCGTTTTCTGGTCTGCCATCATCAGAGCCGGGAGACCATCCCACGGCTGACGCTCCAAAATCGGAGCGTTTCGGCTATTCGCAAATTCTGCGGAAAATTTCAATTGTGAGTTCTGCGGCAGCTCTTTTTCTTTCGGACGTGTAGCCGTGGCGTTTGCTCTTTAAGGCTTTTTCTGCTTGCTTGAGGTTTCCAACTCCCCAAGATGCCGCTTTGTTGAGTTTTTCCCATTCATCCGGTGCAACTTTTACGGCTTTAAGTGTTGCCGTGTTGATCTCGTAATTGTCTTTGTCTTCTGGGTGTAAATCTTCGCAAACTGGAATATATTCATGTGTTCCCATGTTTTCACCGATATTCCATACGAAAAAGCCGACAGGAATTTTTTCCACGATTTCAAAAATATCAGTTTTTTCACAAAGTGTAGAAGTGCTATAAATTTTGTTGTTTTCAATTTTTACTATTCTCATGTTGTCGTCCTCTCTTTCTGTGTTTCATTTGATACTTGTATTATACATAAATTAAGCACTAATGTATATTGACAAAACACACAAAATTAAGCACTAATATTATATCAGAAATTGTGCATCATTATTAAGCACTAAAAAGTTATTGACTATTTAAGCACTAATATATATAATGTAGTTATAACAATGCAAAGGAGGTTTGAAGCATGTCAGTAACGGAAAATGAAAAAGCACTAAAAAACAGGCAAGCAGTAAAAAAATGTATGGAAAGCAGAGACAGAATAAACATAATATTACCGCAAGGCACAGTAGACAGAATAAATGCATATGGATTAAAAACAAGCGCATTTGCGAGACAGTTAATATTAGAAGAACTGGCAAGAATGGACAAAATGAAAAAATAATTTTAATTAAGCACTAATTAAGTGTTGACAATTAAGCACTAATATGCTATATTATAGTCAAGGAACAGGTAACAAGCAAAGAGAGGAAAATGGAACATGAAAATAAAAGGAAAATATAAAAGAGAAATGGGCTTCATTTACGTATACAGTAACAATACTGTATACACCATATCCATCTATGACGGCAACTGGAGTTGCTGCAAGGTTGGAAATCGTACAGCAATGGGTCAAATACTGACCCAAGAAGCATACGACCGTTGGGAGTCTGAGTGCTCCAAGGTCGGAGAATTTGAGTTGAAATAGAGAGGAGAAGAAAACATGAAGAAATATTATGTATTTGAAGATAACTATGACGTTGAAATCTTCGAAAGCAAAGGAGAAGCGGTTAGACATTATGAAATCCGTTTAGACAGATTAACAAAGGAAGAGAAAAAAAATTTGGAATATTTTAGACTTTATGAAATAGAGACAGACACGAATCCCAATGATTACGAGGGGGATTTAATTGACTTGATAACAGAAATGATTTTTAAGATTAAATAGGAATGGAAGAATAAGAGAGAGGATGGGTAAATGTTAGAACTATACGGAAACTATTATAAGTTATTTAAAGGTCATGGAACAACGCCCCAGAAAATAACAGTAGTTGCGATAGATGGCTATGATGTTACATATATCATGGGGCATTATAGCAAAGATGAGCTTTTGAGCCGTGGAGATACGGTAGACGAAGCAATAAGAAACATGTGCCTTGTTAAAAACAAGTGCAATGTAAGCAAAATCCTTACGCAAGCCACAAAAAAGCAAATCGAAGCTTTTCACAAGGAAGAAAAGAGAATAAAAAGAATGATTGTGGAAATGGATAGAGCAAAACAGGAGAATCTATAAATTAAAAGCGGTTGCAAAACCTACCAAGTCAACGCAACCGCTACCCAACAAAAAGAAAGGCAGATACATTATAACATGTATCTGAATGGTTAGCAATATGTTTAATTACAAATTATTTAAAAAAGAAATGCAGGAAAGAGGACATGAAGTACATAAGAAATGCGATTATATTGTTATAGAGCCAAATAATAATTATAAAGAATACGGAAAAGGTTTTTTCTCAGCATGGGAAGTAGTTGAAGGTTTTGAGGATTACTTAAAATTTATATCCATGGATCACTTTAACACTTGGATTTACTCTGTTAGATTTAAGATTGCTTAATTAGTATTTGCATTGTATAATATAAATTAAGTAAAGGAGGATTTGCACATGAAAATTGTAGCAGACAATATTTATTTTTATACTTGGACAAGAGATAATCTTGTCCAAAAGTTAGAGGATTTTAACAAGAATAATGAAAAGAAATTATTTGGAAAGTTCCCGGCTACACATTGCAGTGGGCTCATGCGCTATAAATTACTCACTGATGGGTTAAACCTCTTAAAGAGGTTTTGCGCAGATAATGGTGCGGAATTGGTTACTGTCCTTCCATTAGAAGTTGATATGGAAAGGAACATACAGAAACTTATGAAGAAGTGTGGTATTGAAAGATAGGAGGTATTTAATGCGTAAGGTCATAAACGGTAAAATGTACGATACAGATACGGCTACAGCTGTAGCCGAAAATATAGAATATGAGAACGAGCAACCATATTCCAGAGTTACGCTATATAAAAAGAAAACAGGAGAATTTTATTTCTTGTGTGAAAAATTCACAGAAGATAAAAACACCTGGATAGAGCCAATACTGGAAGATGAAGCAAAAGATTTTGCAGAAAAAGTATTAGACGGAGATCAATACGAAGCGGTCTTCGGGAAAGTAGAAGAATAAATTAACTAGCTTAATATATGCAAAGTAATTAGTTTGCTTCGCAAAAAGCACCTTTAAAATGAGGGTGCTTTTTGTTTGCACTATACAATAACATGCGATATAATAGTTATATATAACATGCATATATAGTATGCGATATCTCTTGTTATATCGCAAGAAAGAGAGGAAAACATGAAAGATTACCAGAAAAGAGCAAACGACAACTACAGGTCAAAATTTGATATAGTGCAAATTAGGTTAGTAAAAGGCACTAAAGAGCAAATAATTAATAATACAGGTAAATCTATAAGCCAGTATATACAAGATTTAATAGATAAAGATTTACATAATAATTTTGATTTACCATATACAGCAGAATACCGTCCAAACGTCACAGAATCGTCTAGGACAAATGAAAATGAATTTGACGATAAAATTATCGACAACGATATTAAAATTGATTCTAGGGCATTTAAGAAGCATGTGCCGACAGAAGAGGAAGAGACAGACAACCGTATGCGACTGTTGAAGCTACAGGAAGAGATAAACGCAAGGAAGACATGTATTATTAAGCCTGTAGAGCAAAAGCCAACACTGACCGACATACAAATACCAGATAAACCACCATTTTAAACCTATAAATGTTTCCAAATTTTAACCGATTTAACCGTTATGGATACAAAATGTATACAGCTTGTATCCGTAGTATAGTATAGGTTAGGTAAGGTTAGTATAGGTTATATATCGCGTATACGCGCGAGACAACAAAAAATTTCCTGTTAAGTGCAAAACAGTTTTAAATTTTGGATTTAAAGACAGATTTTTATTATTGGTTTAAATTTCCATTTGCGGATATATTAACCGTTTATCCAACCGATTATCTGCTTGATATTTTTTTAAAAACCTATTGCATTTTTATAAAATGTGTTTTATTATGTCTATAAGCTCATACGAGAGCTTTACGATTAAGATTTACAGGACAGCTTGTAATAGCTGTTTTATACGCAAGAAAAGCCTTTTAAGGCAAATATGTTTTACTTATGCTGTATTTATAATATACAGTGTTTGTATTACTATTTGGTTTAAAAGGCTTTTTTGTTTTTTCTAGGAGGTGTAAACATGGACAGAAAGAGCATAGATGTATTATCTCTAGCAGAGTTAACAGAGATTGCGTTTAAAGATATGTATATAGATCTGGACGTGGAAAACGCACCGGAAAAGAGAAAAGCCGATATTATAGATTCTATTTGGTCAGACATATACAAAGATGTATTTGAGCCTGGCAAAAACGATACGACATTTAATAACTGCAAATCCAAGCTAAAGACATGGGATGTAGAATCTGTAGAGTCTGTAGTAGATGTATTTATAAAGCTTAATAAGCGCTATGGTGGAGTTATTAAATATAACCAGTTTAGCAATCTAACAGGTATTAATAGATTTACTATAGACCTATGGCATAAAGCTAATAGCACTAACGGTTATATATTTATGTTACCTCAAAATGATATAGATATGGAGTGCAATAATATATATATAATTAATAATAATGGGTTATGTACTAAGTACTATGGTAATGGGTATGTAAACCGAAACGATGAATCAAGTCGACTGCGCTTTGACGTTAAGAAAAAATTACAGGAAGAGATGCAGGACTCAAATACTAACGGATTAAGCAATGACACAATGGGTCATGCGTTAAGAGCTAACAACGAGGATGAGTTGGGCAAACTGTATGAGCCACGCCGTATGATACAGCAGGAAACTATAAGAGCAATAAAAACAGCAGCAGAACTACCTCAACTCGGTGCAATTAATGGCACTATTGGACAGATACAGGATAACAATGCAGTACTGGAAGATAAGGAAAACGGCTAGAATGTAGTATTTATAAGGGTTTCAAGGTTTTTAATTGGATTTAAAATAGTTCGTAAAATTAATATTTTGCGAATAGTTAACGTATGTTTGATTGATGGCATGAACCTGACAGGCATGGGGGAGGGGGTCGGAAGAACGGACGAGACAGCCCCTACTAAGTCAGCAAAACCACCCGATAAACAAAAAGCCCTTATCCAACACGCAGATATTAATTATCCAGACACCCTATTTCTAAAAATTTTTCAAAAATAAAAAAGGAGTCAATATGGTCACAGGAATTATTCTTATATGGATTTTGATTAAGTTACAGGCACCAACATTGTTATTCTGGTTAGCGGGCATGGAAATAACATGGTCAGTTTTTGAAATACTTCTGACCGCTTACAAAACAGGTAAGGAGTCATAGCCATGTTAATCTTCGGCAAGCAAATCACAGACGAGTGTTCCAGATGCGGTAAAGTCTTAGAATGCGAATTGTTCCGACAGGGGCACGGCATTAAATGCGACCGACAGAACATATCAAAGATGCTGGAATGCCAATTTGAACACAGGGAGAAGAGAGAAAATGATGGTATCTCGGGAAATACATAGAACTGGCAGAAAGGTAGACTTGTTATGTATCGGTTAGAAAGAAAAGGATTTTGCATTTCCAAAAATCAAATAGCGGTTATACCAACAATTCGGATTTTTATAGATAACATGGTATACAAAGAAAAGAATTTTTCAATAGAATTTCATTTTTTGATAATTCATACAAGACTACTTTTTGTAAAACAAGGTTAGGTAACGTACTCAAACGGTTATGTAGGTTCGACTCCTACCGTTACCGTTGTCCTGTTTTTAGCATTTTGGACAGGACGTACACACCATTTACCTTTTCTTCCGAGATAGGTATGTAATCTCCTCTACACCAGTTAGGACTACTGTTAAGGGCGGTGAGAGACCGTCCGGCTGGTATCGGTCGAGTGAAATCCCACAACACTTGACCGCTTGGTGAAAACCCGAACCATAGCTTACGCAGATATGACCGTTACAGTCGGATTCCCCTTTACTTAGTGGCAATAGCTTAAATAGTTACTACGCAAGTGGTAGATGTGTGGCGGAATGGGTAAACGCAAGCAAAGAAACTGATTGATAGCATGTTTGCCGAGTAATAAGCGGAGATTGTCCGTAATTAGCAACAAGCAGCTTTCAGAAATCAATCATGTGAGGTTCAAATCCTCACCACATCAATTCCTTATCTCCACTTAGTCGAGTGCTACTGCAATAGTTCCGGTCGATGGGAGACTTATGGATGGTAGTGGTATAATTGGAAACAGCAAACACTTCCGTGATTAGAAATTGCAGATTTGAAAGCGGTTGGCATGGTTTGGGCTGACAGGGTTCGATTCCTGCCATTCTGATTTTTGCAAGTACCGTAGGTGTTGTTTGTAGTCCGAACCGCCTACGGAAACTGCATAGATAGGAGAGAAAATGAAAGAAAACTATGATACCACAGATTTTGAAAACGCTTTACAATGTAGGACACTTGATAAAGAACAATGGTTCAGACTTGCAAATGCGCCGACTGATGAAGAAATAGAATCACTTAAAAAGGCAAAGGAAATGGGTGTAGAAATCCCAGAAAATATTGCAAACTATTTTAGTGAATACGGTATTGAGGTGTAAGAATGTGTGAATTTTGCGATGGCAGAGAGAAAAGGATTGAAAGCGGCTTCACGTATGGAAATGCTCATATAGTAAAAAATAATTTTGGCTACTCATATTCACTTCGCTATGACAATAGCGCTGATGAATACGGAGAAGGAGCATTTGAGATTAACTATTGCCCTATCTGCGGCAGAAAGTTGGTGTAGTAATGGCAGAACCTTTAAGCAAATTAGCAGAAAAATGTAAAAGTTGCCCAAAATCTGAAAAATGTGACCATAAAAGAATGGAGTTATGCGCTTTAGCAGATTTGCCACCGCAAAATCTTGCAAGTGCTACACAAGGTATCTTGATAGACAATATGTCACCTATATTGAGAGAAGAAATAACAAGTCCTTTAAGTCCATTTCGGTACAAAGACGAATTAGAAAAAGCACTAAATGATTTGCATTTTGGAAATATGTTTATGAATGGTGTTTAGAAAGCTGGCGGAAGATGGTTAAAGAAGCATTACTTGACAACTCAAGTGGAAAATTTATTACATTATCGCTCGATGGCGAAATTGTAAAAGGAGTGGTAAGTATTGATAACATATCAGGTATCTACTCAAAAGACATGGCAAAGGAAATTACAATAAAGGTAGTTGCGAGCGAAGTTAAAGTAAAACTGCCAAATGGTGAAATAAAGGATATATCGGAAATGTAGAAAGTTGGAAGAATAATGGTTAAATGGATAAAAGGCTCAAAAGAAAACATTGACGTTTCAAAACTTAATCAACTAGGAACGGTTACGATAGGCAGAAATGAAGAAATAATTGATTGCACGACATTAGGTGATGAGCCTGTTATCCATGCGAACAGTAAAGAGGATAACAGGATTTTGAAAAGAGTGTTTGGGAGAGATTGAGAGAATGAAAGAAACTATTTTATACATTTCCAAATCAGAAAAAGATATTGTTAGTTTTTTAAAATATCTTCAATCAAAGTTAAAAGCAGAACAAAAGGAATGCACCCTAGATGAAAAATACGATATTTTAAAAGTACCAAAATATTATGATATTGTAGGAAAGAGCATTCACGGCAACAGACTTGGGGTAGGCTACGGATATTGCAAATATTATTGTTTTTCGGGAGCGTATGATAGAAATAAATACAGCAATGCAGAAAATGAAAAACTTAAAGATATTCTTATGCACACAAGAGAGGGTGCAGAGAGAATAACAGGACTTGATATTTTATGTATGCTAGGATTAGTTTAAAAGGCGGTGGAAGAATGAAACATCAAAAAGAATGGCGCACTTGCGACAGGTGTGGGAAAGAGATAATACCTAAATATAGGAAAGAAGTTAAATTTAAGCCAATCGGAAGTTATGGAGACATAGTTCCTATTTTCGAAGGCAATGAGATATGTCTGGAGATCAAGAATGTTCGAAGATACGAATTTCTTGAAAGAACATATGATTTATGCCCTAAGTGCAGGAGAGATTTTGAGAGGTTTATGAAGAATGAAAAGAATACTTAAAATTGTAGCAAAGACATTAATTGAATATGCCAGAATAATTGCTATTTGCTTTGTTGCTTGCGTAATAGGAGCAATTTTTTATATTTTGTTAGGCAAAACAGCATATGCGTGCTATTGGATAGCGGTTATTTTGCTTGTGATTATCAGAGATATAACGATAAAGTCAAAAATGCAGGAAAGCAAAAAGATTAAATTATTACTTTTACAGTATGAGGACGGCAGTACAAGCTTGTGTGTCGGGGATAGGCAAATTAGGCATATGACAAATATTGATATGCATATTGATAAGTTTCAGACAGTACTGGAAGTAGACCAAGTAACAAAAACTGGGAAAGTAACACATGTTGTTTTAATGGACGGTGGAAAGAATGAATGAAAAATTAAGATAAGGAGTTGTGTATAAATGAAGAAAACAAGAAGTAAAATAATCATTAAAACAAGAGCTGGCGGTTATACAAAGATTTATGCCAATGGAAAATGGCAGAAGAGAGTATGTGTTATTGATTATCGCGCAGAATGCAGTAACAAGGATGGTATAAAGGTTACTTGCAAATTTGATAAGAATAAGACTGACAAAAACGGTTCGGTTATTTACGACCCGGAAAAAGAAGAATTTGCAAAAGAACACGTAGTTGCAAGAATTTAGGGGCAAGATTATGAAAATAACAGAAATGAATAACTGCATTGAAGAAATGCGAAAATGCTACAATTTTAAAGATGATGAAACAGAAATTAGACTTACAGATATGATAAGCCATGATGACAAGTATGTTTGTATTAGTACAAGAGACGAAAACGGAACACGAATTGAAATGGTAAGGTATGCAGATAAATTAGTAAATGTTTGATTGCTGATTATCAGCGGAAAAGAGATTTTATGAAAAAAATTTTTAAAACCATTATTCCCATTATTGTTATTGTTGTTAGCATTGTTGCACTGATATTATTTTTAAATTGGGCTAATAAAACCGAAAAATACGAATGTGAAATAGAAGAGATACAAAGTGAAATTTATGTTAGATATCAAAGTACAGCTTCATGTACCCCCGCTTACAACTATGAGATAATTACAGTTTGCATAAATGGACGACTGATAACCTACAAGGGAAGCGTTGAATTTATTTTTGTAGAAAATGAGAACAAAATCGAAGTCACAGAAAAACCTAATATGGTTCATGGCGATAAAGTCATTGTCTATACTTCAAAAGATAATGTTGAATACTTAGGAACTGTAAGAATTGGAAAATAAAAATTTTACCGGCTAACAAATGGAGTTAGTCGCTAATTTTAGAAAGTTAAAGATTGAAATGGGAGAACAAAATATGATTGAAAACTTTAGCAATGAGCAAATTGAACAATTCTTAAAAGAATTGGGAGTTAGCCAAAAGCAGTATAAGAAAATAATTGATGATGTTTCTGCTAAAAGAACCGAGAGCTTTCTCAAAGAAGAAATAACAGAGTTAATAAAGTTGTTTGAAGGAAAGCCGGAATTAAGGACAGTTAATAACAGAGGAAAAGCATATGAGTGCGTAATTACGCTAATTGCAATTACTCTGAACAATCTGACGAAAGTGACAAGGCGTAATGAAAAAGACTCTACGGAATACTGGAAGGTTTCAGCTGTGATAAAATTCCAAGACAAAGAAGAATACAAACAAATGTTTCGAGAGATTATAGACGTGGTTAAGAAGCATAATAGAAAATGGGAACAAAATTAAATTAACCGCCATATAAGTGATTTATGGCGCCAACCTAGAAAAATTATAGGCAGAGGTCAAGGCACTTCTGCTATGCGGAGGTGTCCTTTTTGGCAAGTAAGGATTTAATCAACCAGTTAAAAGGTAATGACAATTACATAGAGCGAAAAGGAATCCATAACATTGTTAAAAATGGGGAATCCGAAGAAGTAATAAATGCCTATGTCAATTCTGCACAGTGGGGTATGTATAATGACAAAGACATACCATTCTCACTGGAAATTTCAAAAAAAACAAAGAAATTAATAGACAGCATAGTTGCGGAAAGCACAGGCGGCGGTCATATTGACGATTTAGAGATATACTGCGGAGATAATAACGCCGAATTTTTAGTCTTAAATAACTACTATGAGGTATTAAGACTGGAATCCGCATATCTGGTAGACAGCTTTTTCCGATATATTGAGATTGACGAAAAAGACCCATACAAGAGATTTTATTTTCCGAGAAAGAAAGTATTACAGCCAGTTGTAGGTGCTTACCAAGAAATATATGACGGTAAACTTGATTTTCTGTCTGTATCACAGCCTAAACGTACTGGAAAAACTACAGGCGGATTGAGACTTGCTATGATGATGGGCGGTCGTGACCCGGATGGCAGTATATTTGGCGTTGGTAAAGGAGAAGGACTTGTTAAAAGATTCTATGGTGGCTTGCTGCAGGGATTTGAGACAGAAAGTACTTATCAACGATTTTTAAGCGTATTTCCAGAAGCGACGAAGATAGGGGAAAATTACAAGAGTGCTGAAAATCTTTCAATTGACCTTAAAAAGAAAAATATATTCCCGACATTCACTTGTAGACCTATAGACGGTGCCATTGTAGGATGTACAGAAGCTAATGTTCTTGTATACATTGATGACTGCGTAAAAAACCACGAAGAAGCAAGGAATCGTGACCGCCTGGAGTTCCTTTGTGAAAAGGTTACGGATGATGTACTTGGACGTAGATTAGAGGGTACGCCTATTATTATACAGGGAACTAAATACAGTCTGTATGACCCGATTACAGCATTGCAGAATAAAGCTGATGAACTGGAATGGCGGTGGCGTGAAGTAGCCGTTCCTGCATTAGACCCTGTTACGGATGAGAGCAATTGGGAGATTCCAAGAAAAGATAAGCGAGGAATCAGAAAAATATTCACGACAGAATATTATCGTAAAGAGCGTAAACTTGTTTCAGAGGAAACATGGGAATCAGAGTTCCAACAATCCCCATTTGAAGCAAAAGGGCGTATGTTTGCTGAAAAAGAGCTTAATTACTTTGAAGAATTACCAATTGACAGAGAACCAGATGCGATCATGGCGGCTTGCGATAGCGCAGATAAGGGAGAAGACAGTTGCTCAATGCCTATCGGTTATGTATACGGAAATGAGGTTTACATAGTAGATGTTGTATTTGACAACGCAGGAACGCAATTTACAAAGCCAGAGTGCGCAAATATGCTTGTTAAACACAATGTAAAGACTGTCACATTTGAAAGCAACAGTGCAGGAGAATATTTCGGACGTGATGTAATGGAGATTGTAAAAGAACTGGGTGGAAGATGCAGTGCAAGGTTTAAATTCAACTGTACTAACAAGATAACCAGAATGGAAAACGCCAGAGACAATATTATTCGTGACTATTATTTCAGAGATTTTAAGAAAATGGACAGGCAGAGCCAGTATTACAAGTTTATGAAAGAACTTACGACCATGACAAGAAGTGGAAAAGTAAAGCATGATGATGCACCGGATTCAGTTGCATTATTTGAAAATGAAATGCGTACAGGAGTATCAGCAAAAGCCGAAGCAGTCCACAACCCATTTAGGAGGTATTAAGGATGCAGACAAGAGAGTATCTTAATCAAATAAGCAGACTTAACAGGATGATTAATAATAAGTTGGTGGAAATACAGCAATTAAGGGAAATGGCTTGCAATGTTACGGCTATACAGAATGATGAACGTGTAAAAACTTCCCCTGACCCAGACAGAATGGGAGTTACATTTTCCAAAATAGATGAAATGGAAAAAGAACTGGATAGAATGATAGACGGTTACGTTGAAAAGAAAAATGTAATCATAAGTCAAATTGACAGCATGGATGATGAAAATGTATATAATATTCTGTTTGCCAGATATATTGAGAAAAAGACTTTTGAAGTAATAGCAACTGAAATGAATTACTCTTTTAGGAATATCACTAGGCTACATGGCAGGGCATTAAAGGAATTTGAAAAAAAATACGGTGAACAGTATATTGAATCATGATGTTGTCCTAGAATGTCCTATATACAGCGTAGTATTATTAAAATGGTTAAAGACCAAATCAATAAGTTTTCACACCTCTCTCAAAAAGGCATCGTCTTCATGACGGTGCTTTTTTAATGCATAAAAGGGGGATTTATTTTGACAGAATCGAAAACAATATACTGCCCTATATGTCATAGAACGGTAGGCAGACATGATATGCGGTCACAGACAAATACAATCTGTAAGTGCCGCAAATGTGAAAAGAGAATCATATACCACTATGACACAGGAGAGACAGAAGCAAAAATATTACCACAAAGAGCCACTTCTAGCGGCGTTTGTTTTGTATAAGGAGAAGCAATGAACAACAGGACTTTTCAAGAATTGGTCAAGGGATGTTATGGTCGAAAAATTGCATATACAGATGTTGAGACTATCACACAAGACAACATTGTAAAAGTCATTGGTCAGTGCATAGGAGTTTTTTACTTCAATAAAATGGCTATTGAGTACCTTTGGAATTATTACAAAGGTGACCAACCTATCAGATACCGTGTAAAGATATCCAATGAGGATATTATCAATAAAATTTGCGAGAACCACGCTTATGAATGGGTACAGTTTAAGGTCGCCCAGACATATGGCGAGCCTGTCCAGTATATCAGTCGCAAGGATGATGATGAAACCAACAATGCAGTTGATGAGTTGAATGATTATCTTGTGGATGCTAATAAGCAGGAAAAAGATATAGAAGCTGGAGAATGGCAGTCGGCAACTGGAACATCATTTAAAGCTGTGCAGTTTGCTAATGGAGATATACCGTTCAGAATTGTAGCACCCAGCCCTATGAATACTTTTATTATTTACAACCGCTCAACGAGAGAGCCGATTCTTGCAGTGCAGGAATTAAAAGACATTGAGGGGAACTGGTATAAACAATGCTACACAGATTCCCATGAATGCAAGATTGTAAATAGCAGTGTGCAAGACTGGAAAGTACACGCTTTTGGAAGTATTCCTATAGTGGAATACCCAAATAACCCATCCAGATTATCAGATATCGAATTGGTAATAGATATAATGGACGCTGTGAACAATATGCAGTCTAACAGAATGGACGGCATAGAGCAATTTGTGCAGGCGTGGATAAAATTCGTAAATTGTGAGATTGACGAAGAAGAATTTAAAAAAATGAAAATAAACCACGCTCTTGTAGTAAAATCCATTAACAAGGATAACAAGAGTGATGTTGATGTTATGACGCAGGAATTGAACCAGACGCAATGTCAAGTTGCTAAAGAAGATTTGATTGATAATGCCTTATCTATTCTGGCAATTCCAAATAAGCAGAGTAATACAGGCGGCGATACACAAGGGGCAGTGCAACTAAGAAACGGATGGGATTTTTCAAAATCCAGAGCAAAGCTAAAAGACCCGCTTGTAAAAACAGCAGAAAAACGCCTTGCAAAGCTGGTTTTAAATGTTATCCGCATAAAAGACCATGATTTGGGTCTTTCTATGAGGGATTTTGAAGTACAAATAAACCATAGCCCACAGGATAACATGTATACCAAGGCACAGACACTGTATCAGTTATTACAGGCAGGCATACACCCACTTGTTGCTGTAAAAACAGTTGGACTTTGGGGAGATGCAGAAAAAACTTATTTAGTTTCTAAACCGTACTTTGATGTATTATGGAAAACCATTGATAATGTCGAAGCAGAAGAAAAGAAAGCACAGGAAGTTATGGAAAAAATAAACAATCAGCAGAATAAGGCAACTACCGGGGAATAATCGGTAGTTGTTTTTATTTTATAAAATTGCACCTATGCGGTAAATAGGAGAAATCACAGGTTGAGCAACCAACGTAAAAAAGCGTAGTGAATCGGAGGTAATTTATGACAAGAGAACAGGCAAAACAGAATCTTATTGCTATCGGAGTGGCAGAGCCTACGGATGAACAGGTAAGCAATTATCTGAATCAGGTCAATGGCGAAACCAAAAAGGAGAAAGATAAGGCAGACCAGTATAAGGCAAAGGCTGATAATGCGGATGAATTGCAGAGAAAGCTGGATGAATTGGAAGCTGGAAATCTGACAGAGCTTGAAAAGGCAAATAAGGCATTAGACACAGCTAATCAGCAGATCGCAGAATTGCAGAAAAAAAATGCTATTAGAGATTTGCGTGAAAAGGCTATGACCGATTTCAAAGTAACCGCAGAACAGGCAAAAACAATTGTAAAAGAAGATGGCAGCTTTGATACAGCCGAACTTGGAAAGATTATGTCCGAAAAAGAGACCGCAGCGGCACAGGCAAAGGAACAGGAGATTGCAAACAATTCTACTAATCCAGGCGGTGGCATGGCTGGCAAAGAAAATGAAAATAAGACTACTGCTGAAAAACTTGTTGAAAAGTTATACGGCGGTCAGAAACAGAACAATGATATTTTATCACACTATGTAGGAGGTAACTAAGATGATGCAGTTTGAGCAGACAACATACGCTGGCGATGTTGAAATCTTAAAAAGAAAGCCGTTTGAAGGAATCCCTATGACACTTGATTTTACAAGCGTTGATACAAAACTGGCAAACGGTAAAAAGGTTGTAAAAGCAGGAACCCCTATCGGTTCTACAGGAGTAGCAGATAACACGGCTACAGTAGTGGGAATCTTATTACATGACGTTACAGAAGATAGACCACAGGGAACGTTGCTTAAAAAGGCATATATTGACAAAACAATTGCGCAGACACATTCAGGTGTTGAAATTGCGGAAGTTGCAAAAGCGGCATTGCCAATGATTATTTTTGAATAATTAACAGGAGGTAAAAATAATGCTAGTAAATGAAGTAGTAAATACAAAGGCTATTGCACTTGCGGCTACAGAAAACGCAAGCAATACAATTCCTTATCTTGGTTTACAGTGGTTTCCAGAGAAGAAAAAGTCAGGTCTTGATTTAAAGTGGATTAAGACACACAAGGGACTTCCTGTATCACTGAAACCGTCTAATTTTGATGCGCTGCCAACAATCAGAGCAAGGGGCGGATTAAAGACAGAAAAAACACAGATGGCATTTTTCCGCGAACAGATGATTGTCACAGAAGAGGATGCACAGGAAATTGATAGAATCAAAGATGAAAATGATCCTTATTTGCAGGGTGTATTGCAGAGTATTTATGATGACACTAATACTCTTGTGAGCGGAGCGGAAGTCGTGCCAGAAAGAATGAGAATGTCTCTTCTCTCAACAACAAATGGACATCCTACAATCGGTATTGAATCTGACGGTGTTAAGTATGAGTATGATTATGACCCTAACGGAGAATACACAAAGAAGCATTACTTAAAATTGCAAGACACGGCTATGTGGAGCGATACTACAAATTCTAAGCCACTCACTGACCTTAATAATGCAAGAAAAGCACTTGCAAAATTAGGAAAGATTGCTACCTATGCGCTTATGAATTCTAACACATTTAATTATCTGTTAGAAAATGCACAGGTCAAAAATGCTATTCTTGCGCAGAACTTAACGGCAAACATTGAGCTTACAGATGATAATGTTGTCTCTATCACAAAATCAAGAACAAAACTTACTATTGTTCTTTACGACAAGATGTACATTGACGATGAGGGAAACGAACAGTATTTCTACCCTGACAATAAGGTTACGTTACTACCAAGTGGTTCTCTTGGCAATACTTGGTTTGGAACTACTCCAGAAGAAAGAACAGCTTCACAGGTTGCTGATGTAGATGTTTCTATGTATGGTATGGGAATTGCAATTGCTAAGAAAGTTGAATACGGTCCTCCTGCAATCACATCTGTTACAGCTTCAGAAATCGTGCTTCCTTCTTATGAGAATATGGATTCAACATTTGTAATCGAAGTACATTCTGCTTAGTAGGAGGTATCGTGGATGAAGTATCCGTATATCGTAAATAAAAACGGTGTTTGGTATCCAGCAGGAACAGAAGTGCCAGACGGAAATGCTGATAAAGAAGTTAAAACAGAAAATCAGCCATATACAAAGACAGACATTAATCGTATGAGAACCGCAGACTTGCAGAAGTTAGCAGGAGAAAAAGGAATTGAAAATGCCGATTCCTTTAGCGGTGAGGATTTAAAGAAAATTCTTATCGAATTGATGAACTTATAAGGAGTCCGTATGGAAGAATACAGTATTTTACAGAAAGTAAAAATCAGATTAGGACAATTTCATATAGAGGAAGTCACAGACCCCGACACAGGAATTGCGTCTAATGTTACTGTATTTGATCGCAAGGAAGATAACCCACGGTTAGAGCTTCTTATTAATCAGTCAACAAATGAAGTAATTAACAGACGGATGTACCCAAAGTTTTATACACAGGAACAGATTGACGAGGACTTGAAGAAATTTGAGGATGTAATCATTAATTTAACGGTTTATGACCGTTCACAGGCTGGCGAAGCGTACATGGCATCTTACACAGAGAATGGGGTAATCAGGAACTGGAAAGATAGAGACACGCTTCTGGTAGGTGTATATCCGTTTGTTAAAGTCCTATAAAGAAGATTGTGCATGACATTTTTACTGGAATCAGTAAGATGGTTGTAGGCGGCGCACAGTAAGAGGTGGAGGGTGGTGCGCCATTAAAAAGAAAGGACGGTATATCAATGCCAACAGCAGTTATTATAAGCATCATATCAGTTGCTTTTTCCGTCTTTTTTGGATTGGTAAGCTTGTTTCTTAATTTGAAGAAAGACAAGAAATCCGATAATTCAGAAATTGAGGAACGTGTCAGGGAAAACACACGAATAAACATGAAGCTTGATTCTATATCAACCAATACAACAGACATTAAAAATGAAATTACAGAAATGAGAAAAGAACTTAATTCTCATGATAACAGAATTGTAAAGGTTGAGGAAAGCGCAAAACAGGCGCACCACAGAATAGATGAGCTTGTAAAAAGATTTGAAGACAAGGAGTGATACATTATGGATTTTGCACAGGTATCTACGGTTGTTTCAATCGTAGTGATTACTTATCTGATTGGTCTTGCGGCTAAAGCAATTCCAAGCGTAAAGGACAATTACATCCCGATTATCGTAGGTGTGGCAGGCGGCATCTTAGGCGTAGTTGGAATGTACGTAATTGCTGATTTTCCGGCAAATGACGTGCTGAATGCAATTGCAGTAGGAATTGTAAGCGGTCTTGCAAGCACAGGCGTAAATCAGATTTATAAACAGGTCAAAAATGCTTGATATTAATAAGCAGAAAATGAAATACGCCTTGCAGGGTCAGACCGTGACCGTTGAGGAAACTGACGAATATGGAAACCCAGTGTATGAGGGATATACGGACGCAAGTGGAAACTTCATTCCATACCTTGATTCACAGGGCAATCCGATTCCAAAGACAAAGGAAGTAAGCGGATTCTCTGAACCAGCTACGTTCTATGCAAATATCAGTAATAAGCTGTCAGAAGTATTGGTAAAGCAATTCGGCATAGACGATAGCACATCATATGTGCAGATTGTTACAGATAAAGGATATCTGCCTATCAACAATGGTGATGTCGTATGGAAGAAATCAGAAGTTATTCTGAATGATGATGGATTGCCAGACGAGAACAGCGCAGATTACATTGTAAAGGGCGTAGCTGATGAGGGACTGACAGCAGATTTATTCCTGTTACAGAAAGTTGTTAAGTAGGTGGACGTATGGCAAAGAAAGTTATCCCAATGACATTATCACAGAAATCCGTACAGAACGTCATAAAAGAGCTTAGAAGCTACCAAAATTCACTGGAAAGAAAATGCGAAGAATATGTAATTAGACTGGCTAAAGAAGGAGAAAATGTTGCAATAGAAGCGATCAACGAAAGCCCGATAGGGAAAACAGTTATATTGCAAGCAAAAAAAGAACCTTCAAAAATGGGATGCAAAGCTATTTTAGTAGCAACTGGGAAAACATATCAAGCAGAAGGAAGAGAGCCTTTCTATACGATATTGGCAATCGAATTTGGTTCAGGTATTTATTACAACCCAGAACCAAATCCAAAAGAAAACGACTTAGGATTTGGAGTAGGAACATTCCCAGGTCAAATACATGCTTTTGAAGATGGATGGTATTACTTGGGAAAAGATGATAAATGGCATTATACGCATGGAATTAGAGCGACAATGCCAATGTTTAAAGCAAGTGAAGAAATTATTCAGAAATATATTGAGATTGCAAAAGAAGTTTTCGGAAATGATTAATATTTCCATTCTATTTGTACGCCAATTATTTCCAAAATTTCCAAAACTTCATTGTATGAAAAAGATTCTTTTCTTAGCCTATTGCTGAAATTTTGAAAAGAATGATTAGTACCATGCTTCGCATTTAATTCATCATTAACTTGTGACATTGTAAATCCTTGCTTTGCTATTGCAGACTTTAAATCATTTTTTAATGACATATTATTCAACTCCTTAATTATAATAAAAAATTATATCATAATAAAAATAAACTGTAAAGTTTAAAATATGACTTGAAAATTATAATTAAATGGTTTATGATTAAATTATAAAATTTAATTTGAGGTGATGATATGGAAAGAAATGAAAAAGGGCAATTTGTAAAATATAGTGGAGTAGTTGATTTAACTGGTCATAGGTTTGGAAAACTTACTGTAATAAAATTATACAAGGAAAGAACAAAAAGGAAAAGTTACTGGATTTGTCGTTGCGATTGCGGAAATGTAAAGTCTATCAGGGGAGACACACTTAAAGTTATTAATTCTTGCGGATGCATAAAGAAAGAGCAGGATATTAAAAACTTAGGAATAAAAAGAAACCACAATATGACTCACCATAGATTATTTCCTGTTTGGAATTCAATGATGAATAGATGTAACAATCCGAAATCAAGAGCATACAAAGACTATGGTGGAAGAGGAATACAGGTATGTGATGAATGGAAATATGTTGAAAATTTTATTAAATGGGCTGAAAACAACGGATATATAGAAGGATATACAATCGAAAGAATAGACGTAAACGGAAACTATTGCCCGGATAATTGTTGCTGGATTCCAGCTAATCAACAAACATGGAATACAAGAAAAACAGTATATATTCAAATCGAAAACGAAAAAATTCCCATAGCAAAAAGAGCAAGAGAACTTGGATTAAGCCCATGCCTTGTTTGGCATAGATGGAATAGCGGTATTAGAGATTATGAAAAATTGTTTTATAAAGGAAATTTATGCAAGAAGAGCAAGGGATGAAACTTGCTCTTTATTTATTGCAAAGGAGGTGTTCACCGTTGATTGATAATTCATGGGCTTTACGATTGCAAGACCAGTTATTCAACATGTTTTCACATGAAATGAAGCTGGCATATGGGAACAAGTACAAGAACCTTTACTTGACACAGGATGAAGCAGTCACAGGAACACCAAAGTTTCCGACAGTGCTAATGAGACAGATTGGTGCTACAGAAGCAGGACAGGATTTAACAGGCGAGCGAATAAACGCTGTAAGACCAACATTTCAGATTACAATTAACTATCAAGGCGAAAAAGCAGAAGACAGGGCAGAATTAGTTGATATGACCGCAACGGCTATCAACTTTTTTAAATGGAAAAGGTTTGAGATAAGCAATCCTGTTTATACGATAACCAATAAAATCAGGACGGCAACATTTAGGGCAAGCCGATTATTCGGCTCTATGGATCCACTACAATAACTATTAACTGGCACACAACAGGGTGTGTCACTGACCGCATTAATTAGCGGTAGAAAGGACGGTATATATGGCGGCAACTATAGCTGGCTTATCCAGTCTAGGTATTACGTTTGGTTATGGCGTAGAAGATACAGCAGGAACAAAACCAGATACATTTACCCAGTTGGACAGAATTAATGCTATCGGCGGTATCACAATTGAGAATGAACAAATTGATGCATCTGCACTGGAAGATTTGGTTTCCAGATACATTCAGGGGCGTGGTGATACAGGCGGTTCATTTGCAGTTACTATTAACTTTACAACAGAAACTCTCACACAGTGGGAAACGGTAATTTCTACTTACACAGCACTAACAGGTGGTAAGAGAATGTGGTTTGAGACCATTATTCCTAAGTTTGAAAAGGCTTTCTTTGTTGTGGCACAGCCACCTACAGCCATTCCTGCGCCAGAGTTTGCACAGAATGAGCTGCTTACCCTTGAAATGAACCTTACAATCGAGGAATACAAGGGCATGGAAACAAAGGTAGCATTTACCTAAGCAACAGTTAGACAGATTTTAGGGGCGGTCTTAGGACTGCCCCCTTTCTTACTAATAGTAAGGGAAAGGGAAATAATATGATGAAAATTAAAGTAAATGAAAAAGAATACACAATCAAATTCGGTTATGAACCGACACTGAAATCAAGATTGCTTTCAAGAGTAGCAAAAATGTCCGTATCTATGAAAGAGAACGCACAGGATAATATGGAGCAGATTGAAAATATGCTTTTATTTATCCCAGAAATGGTACTGGTCGGATTGCAGAAGTTTCACGCTGATGAGTTCGGCTATAACCTTGATACCAAAGAGGGTTACGAGGAGGCAAAAAATAAGGCTTTTGAGCTTGTCGGAAATTATGTAGATAATGGTGAAGTAGACGTAACAGACTTCTTTACAGATTTACAGGAGGAAATGACTTCTAACGGTTTTTTAAAGAAGATGTTCGAGAGGGAGGTTCAGAAAGAACAGGCGGCAACTCCGAACAGCAAGGAGAAAGCCGAGAATTAACATGGGAAATATACTGTAACGAAGTACGCCCTTATTGGCTTACTGTCACTAAGGGGTACGGACTTACAGTGCATGATATAGACTGGTCTTGTCCTGCTGATTTAAGACCATACGAACAGGCATACAGACTGGAAAAACAGAAAAATGACAATGACGCATGGCTTACGTTTGGCACATATGGCATATCTGCTCTTACGGTTGCTATTGATCGTTGCTTAAATGGACGTAAAGCACGTAGCAAGTACATTGAGAAGCCTATCATGCAGGAACTTGAAGAGAAGAACAAGCCATTATCGGAAGAAGAAATGGACAGACAGAGAGAACTGTTTGTAGCAAAATTGGAAGCCATGAGAGTTAATTTTGAATTGAATCATCCAAAGGGAGTTGAAAAGAAATGAGCTATATCGGTATAGATGTATCGTCATATCAGGGAAATATTGATTGGACGAAAGTCAAGGCAGTCGGCATCCAGTTTGCCATCCTTAAAATCATCCGTAAGGACTTGAACCGTGATAAGCAGTTTGAAGCTAACTGGTCAGGCTGTAAAGCAAACGGATTGACGATACAGGGCGTTTACAACTACAGCTATGCGACCACAGTTACAAAGGCTAGAAATGATGCAAGGAAAGTAGCAGAAGTGCTTAATGGTCGTGAGACAATGGTATGGCTGGACGTGGAAGATAACTGTCAGAAAAGACTGGGAAGCAAGCTGATTGATATTATCAACGCTTACGGTGATGTTATCAGAAGTTATGGGCTTACATTCGGTGTGTATACTGGAAAGTCTTTTTACAATTCCTACATCAAGCCATATGGCGGTGTGAAATATCCTATGTGGATTGCGGCATATGGAAAGAATAAGGGAAACATGGACTTGAAGTACCAGCCGCAGATTGAAAACATGGTAGGCTGGCAGTACACATCAAAAGGTACTGTAAGCGGCGTTAATGGCAACGTTGATATGAATGTATGGTACATGGAATTAAACGAATTACAGACCGTCTACGACACGCACAATAACCCATATGCAGAGCCTACACGTACATTATATAAGAAATTCCCATGTATGCGTGGTGATGATGTGAAATGGCTACAGACGGAACTTATCTATCATAAGTGCCTGCCTGCCACAAATGCAAAAGGCAAGAGCAACATTGATGGTATATTGGGAAATGATACAGCCAGTGCAATCGGAGTTTTCCAAAAACGTGTAGGAATCACGGTGGATTGCAAGGCAGGAAAAGTAACAAGAGAATATCTGAAAAGATAACACAGGGGCGGTAGAGGTCATAGTCTACTGCCCTTTTTACTGGCTATCGGTTGGAGATAGTCACTCACTTTAACAATTGAAAGTAGGTGCAGTATGGCAGAGATAGATTCACTGGAAATTCAAATTAAAGCGCAGGCAACAAAGGCGAATAATGCGATTGACAAGCTGATTACAAAACTTGATAAACTGTCTACTTCATTGAACAGCATTAATACCAGTAATTTGAATGGTCTTGCAAATAGTGTGAATAGGCTTTCAAATGCCATGCAGAGCATGAATAATGTAAAGACTACTGATTTTACAAGGCTTGCAAAGGGCATAGAGAAGATATCCACAGTAGACACAACTAAAATCAATCGTGCGGCATCCTCTATGAACCAGCTTAGTAAAGCATTTGGAAATATTCAGGCTAGTAGTTCTGCTACTGCACAGATATCAGAACTGGCAAAAGGAATTTCACAGTTAGGTTATAAATCGTCAACTAAGGCTATAGAGAATATCCCTAAACTTGCTACAGCGATGCAGGGGCTTATGACAACGCTTTCCAAAGCACCGACAGTAAACAGAAACCTTATTGACATGACTAATGCGTTGGCGAAGTTGGCAAGAACAGGTGCTTCCAGTGGTCGTGCGGCTAATTCCCTTGCAAGTAGTCTGAATGTTTTTAGCAAGTCGGCTAAAAGTGCAAAGATAAACAGCTTTTCCCTTGCTTCTGCATTTGGAAAATTATATGCATCATACTGGCTATTGTTCAGAGCGTTCCATAAGCTAGGGGAAGCAATCGACATATCGTCCTCGTTGACGGAAGTAGAAAACGTTGTAAGGACTACGTTTGGCAATTATGAGAAGATGATACAGGACTTTTCCAAGACATCCATACAGGATTTTGGTATGTCCGAGCTGATGGCAAAACAGGTAGCAAGCCGATTCCAAGCTATGGGCGTTGCCATGGGATTCTCACAAAAGAACATGGCGAATATGTCATTGGAATTAACGAAACTGACCGCAGACATGGCATCATTCTATGATATGTCACAGACGGATGTTGCAAGGAATTTACAAGCTATCTTTACTGGGGAAACCGAACCTTTAAGGAAATATGGTCTTGATTTAACACAAGCAACGCTAAAAGAATGGGCGTTGAAACAGGGATTAGATGCTGATATTACATCTATGACACAGGCACAAAAGGCTATGTTGCGATACCAGTATGTCATGCAGAATACAGCCGCCGCACAGGGCGATTTTGCAAGGACGGCAGACACATGGCACAACCAAATTACAGTTCTTACGCAGTCATTCCAACAGTTGGCATCCATTATAGGCGGTGCTTTGATTAATGCATTCAAGCCGTTTGTACGCACTTTGAATCAAGTTATGCAATATGTAATTGCATTTGCAGAGACTGTTACAAATGCTTTAGGTTCAATATTCGGATGGCAGTATGAGGTATCTGCTGGCGGTGTAGCCGAGGACTGGGCAGACGGCATGGAAGATTTTTCGGATGCTACTGGTGATGCGGCGAAGAACGCTAAAAAACTGAAAAATAATGTACTTGCTCTTGATGAATTAAACATTAACTCTGGAGATAATGATAAAAGTGGTAGCGGCGCAGGTGGTGGAGCAAGCAAAGTTGATAAGACACAAGGCGGTCTTGTACAGGTAGATACCATTTTCAAGGGATATGAGAGTGGTATTAAGAGCTTAGAGGGATTAGGAAAGACCATTAATGCGGCTCTTAACAAGGCTATGGACAATGTGGACTGGAATAAAATCTATAAAAAGGCTGATAATTTTGGAAAAGGTCTTGCGAATTTCCTTAATGGTCTTATATCTCCCAGATTATTTAGTAATGTAGGAAAAACAATAGCAAATTCCTTAAATTCAGCATTACATTTCCTTGATTCATTTGGCACTACATTTGATTGGAGGAACTTTGGAGAATCATTAGCCGAGGGAGTAAACTCTTTCTTTAGAAATTTTGATTTTGGGTTACTGGCACATACTATCAATACATGGGCTAACGGTTTGTTAGATACCATGATTACGTACCTTAAAAAAGTAAAATGGTCTTATATTGGTTACAAAATAGGAGATTTTATATCGAAGATAGATTTTAAAGGAATTTTGTCTAAGGTAGGTCAAGTAATATGGCAGGCTATCAATGCCGCAATTGAAACCTATATAGGAATATTCAGCGCAGCACCTATTGAAACAGCAATTACAACATCTGTATTACTGTTGAAATTTACTGGTCTTGGTGCGTCTATAGCAGAAAAGCTAAAAGGTGTAATAAATACTGCGATTGCATCTGTATTAGAATCTGGCATTACATGGTCTATTGCAATTCCTCTTTCAATCACATTACTTGCTAATAAGTTGGATAGCACTTTTATAGACTTAGAGCTTGCTAAATTTGGAGAGGAACAGTCTAAAAAGTATGGAGATACTTTTAACAATATAGCAGAAAAAGCAAAAAACCTTACAGACAGAATAAGGGAAACAAATGAAGCATTTAGAGAACAGATAAATACAAAGGATGAAAATATTCTTTTTCTTGAAACACTTGCTGATAAATATGGAGCATTAAGCAGTAAGACAAATCTTACAGCAGACGAGCAAAAATTACTTACACAGTACACACAAGAACTTATTAGCAAAATGCCCGAACTGAATGAGTACTATGATTCAGAAAATGAAAAACTGACAATCACTACCGATAAGCTGAAAGAATTAATTACTCAAAAAGAAAAACAGATAAGACTTGAAGCTATTTCAGAGCAGTGGAAAGAAACATTAAAACAAGAAGCAGAAGCTCAGATGCAAGTCAAGGAAAACGCACAGAATCTTTCTAAAGCACAAGAAGATTTAGCGTACTGGACAGGAATCTGCAATGATGAACTTGAAAAATCCGGTGGAAATGCTAATCTTGCGCCGTATCAAGACGAAGTTTCTAAAGCTTCACAGGCGGTAGAAGAATTTAGCAACGTACTTAAAGAAAATAAGCAACAGTTAGACCTTATTTCTGAACAATCTTCTTTTTATGAAGAAATGTACAACTCAATAAGCATTGGAGCAGAAGAAGCAAAAACTACAGCAAGAACCAATGGGCAGAATGTAGCAAGCGAATACGCAAGCGGAATTTCTGACAATGCTAGTATGTCTACAGAAGAGATAGACGCTATGGTAAACAATGCCACAACGCAGTTAGAGTCTATTAATAATACGGCATACGATAGTGGAAAGAATATGGTTTCGGAATATTCCCAAGGTGCAAAAGACGAATCAAATTCTACAGACTATTCAGAGCTGGGTGAAAACATAGTTGCTGGCATTACAGAGCCTATGGGAGATAGCAACTCAGAATTGACTATAGGTGATGTAGTAAGCAGATTTTTTGATAAATTTGTTGGGAAAATAAAAGATGTATTCGGTATTCATTCCCCTGCGGAAGAAATGAAACCATTAGGCGAAAATATCTTCTTAGGAATCATTGAGGGATTTACTTCTCTATTCGATACGTTTACAGAGAAGATTAACGAATTTTGGGAAAACTATGTTCTTCCATGGTTTACCGTTGAAAAGTGGACTGAACTGCTGGGGAATATCTTAGTAGCGGCGCGGACCAAATGGGATGAAATGGTGGAATGGTGGAATGGAACAGCACTGGTTACATGGTGGGAAGAAAGCGTTGTACCATGGTTCTCATTAGAAAAGTGGCTGGAAGTACTCAATAACGTAAAGGAATCGTTCAATACTAAGTGGACGGAGACATCTACTCAATGGGTAGCCAATCTTACTAAGTGGTGGACTGTTAATGTTGCGCCATGGTTTACTAAGAAGAAATGGGATGATGTTCTAAGCAAAGTACCAGTAGCATTTAAGGACGCTTTCAAGGCGGCGGCTAATGGTGCTATCGGATTCTTGAACGGTGTAATTGATGGTGTAGAAAGTCTTGTAAACCGTGCTATAGACGGATTGAAGAAGCTGGCAGAAGCGGCAAGCAAAATACCAGGGGTTAGCTTTAGTATTGATATACCTAACGTATCATTCCCACGCATACCTACATTCCAAACAGGTGGATTCCCAGAGGACGGACTTTTCATGGCTAACCATAACGAGCTTGTAGGACGGTTTTCTAACGGAAAGACAGCGGTTGCAAGTAATGAAATGATTGTGGCAGGAATTGAAGAAGCGGCATATAGAGGTTTCTCACGTGCGTATGAAGATAATAATAGAGAAGCTACATTGCTTTCTGAAATATTAGATGCAGTCAGAGAGGGTAAAGAAATCTCTATTGACGGAAGAAGCCTTGTTTCCGCTGTAGAAGAAAGAAGCAATAGAAACGGATTTAGTTTTGCATAAGTTATGTAAACTTTTGTAGAAATCCTCCTCTCATAAGTGGTATAATAAGCCAAAATGAGAGGGGGCTTTTACATGAATAAAGTAAAAACAGGTATAGGTATTGCACTGATAGCCATATTAATTATTGTATGCGCTAATTATTTAGATAACAGGGCAATAGCGAAAGAGCAAGAGGAATGGAAACAGGAACAGATTGAAAAGTACGGTAAAACGTTTGAACAGTCGGAAAAAGAAGCAAAACAGCTTACCCAAGAAAAAGAAGAAACAAATCAAAGAGCAAGAGAAATGATGAAAAATTGGTAGGTGATTGCTATGGATAATATGGAGATTGAACAGAAACTTACAGAGCTGGAAAAACGTATTAAAAATATTGAGTTTGAACAGTTGGACAGTGCAGGAGAATATCAGAAGCTGGCGCAAGAAGTGATACAGGCAAGGGAAAGTAACAGCAAATTACTGGAATCCAAGTACAAATCAAACGATTTTCTCATGAAAGAGAATCAAAAATATGCTCATGTGGCAGACGATAGGTACATAGACGTAATCGACAAACTGAATAGCATAGAAGCAGAAATAAAAGAAATAAAGAAGAAAATTAAGTAGGGCGGCACTTGACCGTCCTATTTTTATGCATAAAAAGTAGCGCTCATTTTTTAGCGCTATTTAAAATCGAATCATTAATTATGTAAATGTAATACATTGTAAAATATACTTTGTAATGACAATGAACAGGGGGTTGACGAATGGCAAAAGCAACACTTCCAACAAATTTTAAAGACGATATTTTAGATAAAAAAATGGGCGGTCAGCGCAGATACCGAATGACTACAAATTCAGACGGAACGGTGACACTGGAAGATGTGACAACCTATACACAGGTCGGTGGAGAATTTAAAGCATCTAACATAAATGACACGAACAAAGCTATCAATGCGGCGGCTGACAAGAATAAGATTCTGACTACACTGGATGATGTAAAAGCCTGTACACAGTCTGGTTACATGGTAGATTGCCTGGTAATAAAGGCAATGCTGGAGGGATAAGCTATGTCAATGAGTTCATTCTTAAATGTCAATGGGTATGATTTTCCTTGCCCTGCTGTCGGCTTTTCATGGACGATATCTACCACAGTGAATGCAGGAAGAAACGCAAACAATGCAGTTATTGGTCAGAGAGTCGGCAGAGATTTATATAAACTGGACAATCTGAAATGGGTAGGACTTACACCAGAACAGCGGCAAATGATGTTAAAGGCAATCGAACCGTTCTATGTTCCTGTTACATTTGAGGACATGAAGAATCCTGGCAACCCTATCACGATCACAATGTACCCTGGAGACAGAAAAGGCGTGCCACTATTCGTTGACCGACTTACACACATGATAACCAAAGACGAAACATTGTCCTTTAACTTGATAGATTGTGGGTGGTAATTATGCAAAACGTTTCCAAGGCTTATAAGCAGTCCATGAAAGGAATAGGCCGCAACAGGGGTTATATCAAGGCTACGATAGGAGTTATTAATTCACAGGCACAGAAGAACGTAGCAGTAGACAATCAGACAGCAGTTACCTATTTTGCGGATATCAAAAAGCCATTTAACAATTACACCGTAGATAATGTATACGCCACAGCAGAGCAGGACTTTTCCAAGGTAGACGGTACAATGTATTTTCTGCCACCAAAGAACAGTACATTGGAGATTTACAATAATGGAATTGTTACAGAAAGCCTTTTAGGTGCTGTGAAGATAATCTTTTCTGGAATCACAGGACTTGATATAAAAGGTCTTACGATAGACTTTGGGGAATATTACCCTGTAGACTTTACAATCCAAAATGACAGCGTTACACGCACTTACAGCGGTAATGATAAAAGCTACTGGGTGACAGAAGATGTATTCAACGGCACTTCTTATCTGATTATCACGCCTACCAAAATGATAAACGGACAGGGGAGACTTAGGATATATCAGTTTTACTGCGGTATCGTCAATGCATTTAGCAATAAGGAAGTAAAGAAATACAGCGGTAAACAGTATGTATCTTCCATAACAGATACGATACCGTCTAACGATATATCACTGACGATTGATAACCAGAATCAATACTATTCCCCCGACAATCCAGACAGCGCACTTGCTTACATGGAAGTCGGACAGGAAGTAAAGGTTCAATTCGGATATGATGTGTTTGGAAATGGCGAAATAGAATGGCTACCAGAGGAAACAACCTACCTTCACACATGGTCGGCAACTGATACGGAAGCCAAGTTTACGGCAACAGACAGGTTCGATTACATGACAGGTAAGTACTACCGTGGACTTTACAGAGAAAACGGGATAAGCCTATATGACCTTGCGATTGATGTTCTGAATGATGCAGGAATAACGGATGAAAGAGAATACTCAATAGACCCATATTTAAAGAATATCAAGGTACAGAATCCTATACCAGCGGTAAAGCACAGTGAAGCATTACAGATTATTGCCAATGCAGGGCGGTGCGTATTGTTCGAGGATAGAAACAGTAAAATCCATATGCAAGCGTCATTCATACCCGACATGACAGCAGAATCCAATGGAGAGACAGCGTATAGTCATGTATCTGATGTATTGAACGGAGAGGACAAAGAAGCTTATGCGATATGCAGTTCTGATTTTTCCAAAGTGGACGGAACTGTATTTTTTATGCCTGTTGACAGCAATTACTTAAAGACTGGTTATATCAGTTCACAGATAGCAGATGCAAGCGGAACTTTTACAGAGAATCCAAAGATTACCATTAATCTTGAAGCGGCATTTGTAGCGTATGGATTGCAGATAGAGTTCAGGAACGTTGCGCCAGAGCAGTTTAAGGTAACGACATATTACCAAGATTTAGAGGTGGACAGCTACACGGTAGAGCAGGGCGGGGAACTGGAATATACCACATTTGAACAATTTAATCTGTTTGATAAAATGGTATTAGAATTTACAAAAGCACAGCCGAACAGCAGAATCACAGTAGATAATATCACTGTTGGGGATGTCACTGACTACCATATCACAAGGAATGACATGACAGCAAGCCCTACAGCAGTAAGGCAGAATAAAATCAAGGCTATCAGCGTAATTAAGACACAATACCGTAAATCAAGCGAGAATAAGGATATCTCTACAGAAGAGATTACCATTAGCCCTGCTAACAATGTGCATACGGTATACTTTCAAAATCCATGTTACGGACTGACTGCAGTAATTGATAACGGAACAGATGACGGTGGAAATCCGATTCCAAGCGCTATATCCGTACAGATTACAGACAGTAGCAGTTATTATGCGACTCTACAGTTTAGCGGTATGACGGAAGAAACGATTGTTAAGTATGTAATTAAAGGATATGAGTACGTTACCGAGGAAATCGGCTACACGGTTACACATAATGACAATGGGGATATTAAGACATGGAAAAATCCGTTAATCAGTACTACAGAATTAGCCAAAGACCTAGAGGAATGGCTTGCAAGCTATTATTTAGGGGATGTTGATTATCAGATTAAATGGCGTGGAGACCCAAGGACAGATGCTAACGACTTATATTATATGGAATTAAAAGACCGTGGAGAAACCATGATTAGGACGTACCAAAATGAGATATCATTCAATGGTGCGTGGTCGGGAACAATGAAAGCAAGAAAGGCGGTGCTGTAATTGGCAATAACTAAAGTAACAGCGACGGTTGCTGATGATACAACCGATTTAAAACATAGCAATTCAACATATACTGGAAGCCTTACAGCACCTAAAGAATCGGGCGATTATCCTGTTACGGTGTCTGCCTATGATGATGCAGGAAATGTAACCATAGATAAATCAACGGTAGCAGAAGTAAGCCTATGGCATACTCCTAAGACTAACTGGACAATAAATGACCGATTCAATTATGTGGACTATAACCGTATTAAGAACAATCTGACCTATCTGTATGAACTAGCACAGGAAGTATATAAGCAGTTTTCAATTGTGGATATGGGCGCAGATATTGAAGATTATACAGGATGGTTTACGGCGGCGTCTTTTAATAATTTTGAATCCAATTTAGACACGATAAACAAGAACATATTCACACAGGACTACGGCGTATCACAAAGATTCTTTGATAACGGACAGTTTATCAAATGGGATGAATTGAACCGTATAGAGTCGGCTACGTTGCAAATGAATGACCTTTTGGAGCGACAGAAAGCCACTTTGAGGAAATTGCCATTCAGACTGGGAGCATTTAGGGAGGTAAGAATATAAATGGCTATATCAAGCGTACAAGCAACAATCAAAGGTACTACATACAATCTGACCCTGAATAGCTCTACTGGATTGTATGAAGCAAGTGTTACAGCACCAAGTACAAGTTCATACAATAATAACAGCGGTCATTACTTCCCTGTAACGATTAAGGCTACAGACAGTGCAGGAAACAGTACCACAATCAACGATACTAACGCAACACTTGGAAACAAGCTAAAATTAAAAGTAAAAGAAACCACTGCACCAGCCATTGTAATTAGTTCGCCTACAGAAAGCCAAGTAACTAATAACACAAAGCCTACAGTTAATTTTACTGTTACAGATGCAGACAGCGGTGTTAATTCTGACAGTATCAGCATTACGGTTGACAGCGGTAGTGCTGTGACAAGTGGGATCACAAAGACTGCAATAACAAATGGATATTCATGCTCTTATGCGATTCCTACGGCTCTTGCAGACGGAAACCATACTATCAAGGTAAACGCCAAGGACAATGACGGAAATGCCGCTACAGAGCGTACAGTAACGTTTAAAGTAGATGCAACGCCGCCTACATTATCCGTATCTGCACCGACTAATAATCTTGTCACAAATGTTGCATCATGCACAGTAACAGGCAAGACCAGTGATGTTACAGCAGGAATCAAATCGGTTACAGTTAAGCTAAATGGCGGTACAGCTACTAATGTCACAGTAGATTCAAGCGGTAATTTTAACACAACAATTACTCTTGCAGAGGGAGCGAATACAATTGTTATTACTGCCACAGATAACGGTGGTCTTTCTTCCAGTGTTACAAGGATTGTGACGTTAGATACAGAAGCACCTGTTATTAATTCTGTAGAAATCATCCCTAACCCAGTAAGCACAGGAGAAGTATTTACAGTAACCGTTAAGGCTACAGACTAGGAGTTGCTTATGGGCGTAGTAATAACAAATGTTACAATTTCCAAGAATCCAGTAAATACAAAGGAAACATTTAAAATATCTGTTGCTGTCAAGGAAACAGTGACCGAACCTACAATGTATAGATTGCCCATGAGATTAGGACAAGACAAGGGAGGTATAAAATAATGGCAAAGGCAAATTTACCTGTCAATTTTAAGGACGATATATTGAAAGGAAACATGAACGGCAAGCGTAGATTCAACATGATTCAGAACAGTGATGGTACAGTCAGTTTTGAAGATGTGACAGAATATACACAGGTTGGTAGCACATTCGGAGCGGCACAGATAAATGCTACAAATGAAGCTGTAAATAATGCGGCAGATGCAAGCAAAATCATTGACAGTTTAGAAACAATCAAGGCAAATACGCAGTCTGGATATATTGCTGGGGCATTGGCAGTTAAGGCATTAAATAGTAATTTAGGTGCAAAACTTTTATGGACTAATGATAATCCTAGCAGTAATTTTCCAGGTCAAACAATCACTTTAGATTTGAATAATTATGATGGCGTAATAATAGAATTTAATGTAGCAAAATCTGTGAATTCTTTACTTACAAGAGCTTATATAACAAAAAACGATAACTCACAATATTTAAGTGTTGGAGGCTTGTATAATCCATCAAACGCAAAAAGTAGAGGACGTACAATTTCAGTAAATAATAACGGAATTACATTAGGAAATGGCTATACAGATGCAACAGATAACGGAGCTTGTATACCTATAAAAATATATGGAGTTCATCTATCATTAGATTAATTATGTAGTGTTACCACCTAATTCAATATTTAATGTTTGTTTTAGATATGGGATTGAATTAACCCCTTGCTACGATAAAAATACTCCTTGAAGACGAAATTCCGAACTTAAAACCGTCTTCTGTTATTTCTTCTATCAAGCCGTTTTTATTTGTACCATAGTTGAGTTTATAAGTGGTAGGCTTTGGGTCTGAAGTCATTAATGGATACAAATATTGATTATTGGTATCTTCTTCCGTATTAACATATATTACTTGTGTTTGTAAACAAACAATAATTATTTTGGGCTTAAAACCACATGAAAAAGTATTATCACCTGCAACTGTAGTAATTCCTTTAAAAATTTTATATTTCCCTAAATTACTATTTAGCTCAATCGTTGCACAAGAATAGAAAAGTTATACCAAGACACTTACATAAATTTTCAATAAAGAAAGGAGACATATATGTATTTAAAATTTTTAGATTCCCAAAAAATAATCCAGTGTACCGTTGTACCAGAATCGGAACACGTAGTAACACTGAAATTCCATGATGCGGTTACCGTAGATAAAAGCGGATTTGATTTGTTCTTAGACGAAAAAGGAGAACTTGACATTGGTGGTGATTCTTACCACAGCTATAATACTGTATACAGGAATGACGATACAACCGCAGAGTATAACGGTTATCAGCTTTCCAATGATAAATCTGTCTATAGGGAACAGCCACAGCCAACACCTGTTGAACCGACTCTTGACGAACTGAAAGAACAAAAAATATCAGAAATGAACATTGCACAGCAGGAGTCAATTCAGAACGGTATAAATGTTACATTATCAGACGGAACAGTTGAGCATTTTACACTGACAGACCATGACCAGACAAGCCTTATGGGATTGCAAGCCAAGGTCGCACAGGGAGAAACGCAGATACCGTGGCATACTTCCGACGTGAATGAACCATGTAAATACTACAGTAACACGGACATGGGATTGATTACAGAAACAGCTATGCAGGCGGTTACATTTGCAGTTACGTATTTCAGGGATTTGCGTATCTATATCAATTCAATGGAAGATTCAACATCTGTACAGAACGTTACCTATGGCATGACAATTCCTAAAGAATACCGTTCAGAAGTGCTTGCGGATATCTACGCAAGCAAAGGTATTGCGTAAGGTTATTAAGCCACTTATCCTGTTTGCGATAGGTGGCTTTCTCTACGTAACGATTGAACTGCTGTACCGTGGTCGTAGCCATTGGACAATGTTCCTGTTAGGCGGTCTATGCTTCCTGTATGCAGGATATCAGAACGAGCATACAAACTGGAATTATCCGCTTATCCTGCAATCAATAAAGGTTGCGACAGTAATCACCCTGTTAGAGTTCCTATGCGGTCTTATTGTAAATATATGGTTAGGGTGGAATGTATGGGATTACAGCAATATGCCATTTAACCTGTTAGGGCAGATATGCCTACCATTCAGCCTGTTATGGATAATTGTAGGAACGCTTGCGATTATCCTGGACGATTACTTGCGGTACTGGATATTCAGAGAAGAAAAGCCACGATATCGACTTTTTTAGAGCGTGTTGTCGAAATTTGTCGAACATATTTTCTTGAATCCTTGCATTTATAGACGTACAATAAACTTGTCCACAATAATGTGGTTCTTCAAGTTCTGGTCTGGGCGGTATGTTAGTGGCATTTCATGCCGCCCGAATTACCAAACATTGCAAACAGACGTTTGATTTATTTGTTGACATATGCAAACATACATTCTATAATTAGTACAAACATTATAGAGAGGATGATTGCATGAGTGGGTTACATGGTTGCAGAGAGGGCAAGGATATGGCAGGGGATAATGGCAATGATGCAGAATTTTACAAGAGAGAAATAACCGATATTGTAAATCGGATTAATGACACGGATGTACTTAATTATATTCATATTATTGTATCTGACGTTGGAAAAGAGGTAGGGGTAAATGAGCAAAATTGATACAAGCATTGATGGATTTGAATATGTCGGTATTCATTTGACAGAAGAGCAATTTTCTGATTTGCAGACTTTAAACATTTTAATGCAAGAAAAAGACAGGAGAGATATTCCTGTCTTTAACATGATGGTTTTATTAAAAACTCTTGGCTTATTGCCCGAGAATATGGGCAGTAATAATTCCACCGATAACAACACCCATAACACCAATAATTCCAATGATAATTTGTTGGAACGTAAATTTGGTAGAATCTTGGAATAATTTTATTATCTTTCCTAAAGGAGAATTGCGCTTTATGGCTTCTACGCCATAGGGCGTTATTCTTATACTCTCTAAATCATATCTTACAACATATTTTTTCTCTTCTAATTCATTAATCAATGGCATAATTTCTATGCCAGTCACATCTAACTTATCAAATAAATCAGAGTACTTAGTTTCACCGTTTTGGTCTTTAAATTTATTTATAGCTTTTAACAGTTTATATTCATCAATCATTTTCCATACCATCCATTATCATATTAACAGCAGACAATATCTTTTCTCTTTTCTCTTTGGATAATTTAAAATATTTTAGCAAAAAATTATTCATATTCTTATCTGCTCTTATCATTGAAACAAGTTTTGCATTTTCTGGTGAAAAACTTGGATTTTCTTCACCAAGTAAATAACTCATTGTAACTCCTAGTCTTTTAGCAATTTTCCCTAACTTATCAACAGTAGGGCTACTAACATCTAATTTGCTTAGATATCCTTTTCCAAGTTTACATTCTTTTTCCACTTGATTTAAAGATAAATCTTGGTTCTCACACAATTCTTTGATTCTTTCTTTGATAGTCATAATAATACCTCAACATAATTCTGAAAAAATCGCAATCAAAACTATTGACATTCTGAAAATATCGCGTATAATGTGATTAAAGGTTCTGAAAAAATCGCAACATTAAAGCGACATAATAAATGCCATTTGATTGTTCTATTAATTTTTACCGCAAAAAGAATTATAGAATATTTTCAGAAAATTGTCAACAATATACTGTGATATTTTCAGAACTTCAAAAAATAAGAAAGGAGTTTTGATGTTGATTTACGACAAAATTAAGTTTTTGGCAAAGACGAAAAATATTCCTATTTATAAGATTGAACAGGAATGCGACCTTGCAAAAGGAAGTATTTGCAAATGGAATATAGTAAGCCCATCTGCAAAGAAATTGAAAGATGTAGCTGACGTACTTGGAACTACAGTTGATGAATTATTGGAATAGGCGGTGTGCAAATTGGTTTATGCGAGAATAAAAGAAATTTGCAATAAGAGGAAGATGCCAATATCTGAGTTGGAAAAAAAATGCGGATTTGGAAACGCTACTATTGACAAATGGAAAACAAACGTTCCGAGAGCGGATAATCTTGCATTAGTAGCAGATGAATTAAATGTAAGTATTGATTATTTACTTGGAAGAGAAGAAAAGAAAGAAGATGAAACAGGAACAGGACTTCTTAAAACTTTAGAAAACATTGATATTACTTTAAAAAAGATTGAGAAGTTACTAGAAGAAAAACAATATGACACAATTGCGAATACGCTGAATGGAAGAGAAATTAAAATTTTATTAAAAGAAAAGCAAAAAAATATTCATTTTTAAAAAGGAAGTGAAAACACATTGAATGAGTTATTGAACGTAAATCCAGACAACCAGACAGTATCTGCTAGAGAACTTCATGAAAAATTGAATATTGGAACGCAATATACGAAATGGTTTGAGAGAATGTGCGATTATGGATTCTCAGAAAATGAGGACTTCAAAGCTATTAGTCAAAAAAGACTAACAGCCCAGGGAAATGAAACAACATATATAGACCATGAAATATCACTGGACATGGCAAAGCAAATTTGCATGATTCAGCGGACACCAGAGGGTAAAGCAGTTCGCCAATATCTTATTGATTTGGAAAAAGCGTGGAACAGCCCGGAACAGGTATACGCAAGGGCGCTGAAAATGGCAGATACAGAAATAGCAAAGTTGAAAGGAGACAACTCATTATTGATCGCAGATAATGAGCGAATGAAACCTAAAGAAATATTTGCTGATGCAGTTGCCACAAGTAAAACTTCTATATTAATAGGAGATTTAGCAAAATTGATTTGTCAGAACGGTTACCAGATAGGTCAGAAACGGTTATTTTCGTGGATGAGAGAAAACGGTTACTTAATTAAAAGTGGTTCTTCAATGAATATGCCTATCCAGAGATATGTTGAACAGGGGTTATTTGAAGTAAAAGAAAGCAATGTTCAAAATCCAGACGGTTCAGTGAGAATTACTAAGACTACGAAAGTAACAGGAAAAGGTCAGATTTACTTTGTAAATAAGTTTTTGGACATTAAGGGGGATGAAGCATGAAAGTTTACGACTTAATCAAACAGCTTACTCGATTCCCCGCTGATGCGGAAGTGATGTTTGATGCAAGGATTGAGACAGATGCACTGGTAAAAGAAATTGTCGAGACAAAAGACAAGGAAAATACCTATGCCGAGGTTGAAGTTGAAGAAGAAGTTTCTATTACTGACATTGACTGGCTGAATAAAGATGTTTTGATAAAACTGGAAAAGTGAGGTGTGAGTTATGAAAAATAGAGAGAAGTTTGCAGAACAGATTATTGATATTGCTTTTCAAAGATATAGAAATATGGCTGTAAATTTAACGTCAGGAGAACCGAGCATTTGTGGAAAAATAAAATGTTCCGAGTGCCTTTTCAGTGAAAGCAATAAGGATTGCGAAGTTTTGTTAAAAGAATGGGCAGAAAAAGAATATGAAGAACAGTCTGTTGATTGGAGTAAAGTATCTGTTGATACACCGATTTTGGTAAGAGATAGTGAAAAAGAAGTGTGGGAAAAAAACATTTTGCAAAATATGAGAACGGAAAAGTGTACACATGGCGTTCAGGAAGAACATCTTGGAGTTCATGCACTTGTGCCATGATCAGTTGGGAAATGGCTAAATTAGCAGAAGAGGTGGAATCATGATTATAGCAAATGATTCAAAAGTGGATTTTATCGGTAAAGATACAGAAATGTGCCTTGACCTTGCGAATATCATCCGAGCACTACGGTTCAGATTTGAACAGCACTTTGATGAAGAGACAGCAGAAATGCTGATTGCACAGGCTGTAGAGGATTCCCGAAGGGCAGAATCAGAGGTAATAGAGGATATGAAGCAGTTTCAGAAATCGGCTTCAAGAGGACTAACAAAAGCAATGCTATTTTAAATAAGAAGAAAGGGAAACAGATATGGGAGATTTTACAATTGCAGAAGTAGAAAAAATGTGTGACGACTTAGGAGTCGGAGTTTTAATCAATGACGGTCATGTAGTCGGATTTGAAGTAGAAGAGGAATAGCCATGGACAACAGGCTAAGAAAAATTGAGAATGCCTTGATTGAAATGGGAATCGAGCCTAGTATGCGTGGATTCTACTATATCGTTGAGCTGACTGTAGGAAAGATAATAAATCCGACAAAGAAACTACAGGATATGTATGACGAAATTGCATCTGAACATGGAATTACAGGCGGTTCAGTTCATAAAGTTGTAACACGCACAGTAGAACTTGCGGACTCAAGAACTCCTACCTACAAAAAGTATATCGGGAGTGAGTTCAAAACGAACAGCGGTTTTGTTTCCCTACTGGCATTCAACATCAGAAGGGAGCTGAAAGATGAACAGGATAACGCTATGCGGCAGGATGAATGAAAAACCTAAATACAGACACACGGTAGGTAAAATCCGATTCTACAGCTTTCAAATGATTGTTAGACGGCTAAGTGGATATGAGGACATAATACCATGTATCGCAGAACAAGGGATTGCAAATCAGATTCAAAACGGAACTGTTCATAAAATAACAGGTGCTATCCATAGTAGACAGGTGTTTGACGGAAAACGGACGCACTTAGAGTTATTTGTCCATGTAGAATCTATATCAATGGTATTTGAAGCAGATGGAAACCACACAGAAATAACAGGTGTTATCGTCAAAAAACCAGTGTTCAGGCAGACCCAAAGTGGAAGATACATAGCAGAGTTGCTAGTGGTATCTTCTAGGAAGAATGGAAAAACGGATTGCATACCGTGTATTGTGTGGTCAGTAAATGCTTTATTTGCAAAGAATTTAGCAACAGGGAAGACAGTTACTATAAAAGGAAGATTCCAGTCAAGGCAGTATGAGAAAGACGGACGGACTAAGACAGTTTACGAATTGTCCGGGAACGAATTGAAGTTAGGAGTGAGAACGTGGAAGATTTGATTAAAAGTAAATCCTGCGATACGGTCACTATTTCGCAGGAACGGTATGAGCAGTTAGTTGCTTTAGAAAGTAGAGTTGATGCGGCAGTTGACTATATCGTTAATACGGACTTTTGCAACGTAAAGACCGCATTAAGAATCATGGGATTTTATAAAGAAGCAAACAAGCAGGAAGAGAAAGAAAAGAAACTGTTTGATTCATCAGAAGGAAAGGAGTTTGACGATGTGTAAGGTAATTAGATTAAAGAAGCTGATTTTGGAAAATTTCATGATGTATGCACAGGCAGAATTTAATTTCTCAGAACTGACAAGAATTATGGGGAAGAATGGCAAGGGCAAGTCCAGTATCGTGAATGCCTACACATGGCTGCTTTTCAACTGTGACTATGAATTAAATGACAATCCAGCGGTTAGAAGAACAGTTGACGGCAAGAGCGTAGACGATATGGACACAGCAGTCACAGCAGTGCTGGATATTGACGGTAAGGAAGTTACGGCTAAGAAAGTGCAGAAGCGCACATGCAGTAAAGACGGCAGCAGTTACAAGGACGATAACAAATATTTTATCAATGATGTTCCAAAGACTCTTAGAGACTTCAATGATTACTTTGAAATCGACATTGCTACATGGAAAATGTGCAGTAATATAAATGCATTTCTTGATAAGAAACCGTCTGAAATGAGAGAATTTTTGTTCGCACAGGTTGGAACTATCACAGATTTGGATATTGCACAGGGGAATGAGGATTTATCCGAATTGGCTAGTTTACTGGAAAAGTACACAGCAGAGGAATTATCTGCCATGAATAAGGCTACAAAAGCAAAGGTTGCTAAGGAGATACCTGTTATGGACGGTCAGATCAAGGAAAAAGTGCGTGATATTCAGATTAAATCCGACATTGACACAGCAGAACTTGTCTTACAGAAAAATGCATTACAGGAACAGCTTGAACAGAACCTTTACAAGCAGACAGGGAATGAAAACTTATTGGCAGAGTACGATAAGGCTACACAGGATATCATGCAGTTGCAAATGAAGCTTTCTGAAATGCAGAATACGGCTAATAGTGAGTTAGAATCTCAAAGGGCAGAACTTAGGGCAACCATGATGAATAAGAGCGTTGAAATCAACAGCCTGAAATCCAGTATCAGGCTTGCAGAGAATGAAATTTCCAATAGCAATAAGAAGATTACAGAATTGACAGAGGAAAAGACAAGACTGCGGAATGCATGGAAAACGGTCAATGCAGAGAAATTTGACTCCAATACAGCTATCTGCCCTACCTGTCACAGAGAGTTGCCGGAAGAAGATGTTAAGAATCTCATGGAAACCTTTGAAAAGTCAAAAACTGATAGAATCGGTAAAATTGAGACAGACGGATTCAAGGTTAAAGGAGAAATCGAAAAAGAACAGCAGTTATTAAAAGATAAAGAACAGTTGTTATCTGATTTGAATGAAAATTTTAACACTGTAAATAAAGAGTACGCAGAAATTACCACAAAGTTAGAATCTATCCCACAGTATGTTGATATCCACGACAGGGAAGATTATAAGTCTGTACAGGCTGAAATCGTCCGTAAGGAAGAATTATTGAAGCAGTCAACGTCACTTTCAGATATCAAGAAATCTTTGAAACTGGAAGAATCTGAAATCAGAGCGCAGTTAGCAGAGGTTGAAAAGAAAATAGCTTCTACAAATACGGAATCTGATGAAACAAGACTGGAAGAACTTAGAAATCAGAAAACAGACTTGGAACAGGCGAAAACGGATGCAGAGAAAATACTTGCCCTGTTAGATCAGTTAGACAGAGCAAAGAATGAAGCCTTGACAGATGCGGTCAATAGACACTTCTCATTAGTTAAATGGCAATTATTTGACACAGCAAAGAACGGTAATTATAAATCCGTTTGCATACCTACTGTAGAGGGTAAATCAATTCTTACGACCATGAGCAACAAGGGCAACAGGATTTTAGGAAGAGTGGATATCTGCAATTCAATTCAGAAAATGTGTGGAATCAGCACGCCAATGTTCCTTGATGATTCGGAGTCACTCGACGATGATAACCAGGCAAAGGTTGCTGAAATGGTTGATTCACAGTTGATTATGCTGATTGTCAATGAAAATGAAAAATTAGAGGTGGTTTAAATGGAAAGACTGACAATGACAAGTGATAAAGGAGGTGTGGCATTTACTTTTGATTTAGAAGTAGAAGCTACACCGCATGAAATAGTAAAAATTTTGCGCCTTGCAGAAAAATTAAAATATTATGAGGACTTAGAAGAACAGGGCAGATTATTAGTTCTTCCGTGCAAAATTGGAGACAGTCTGTATTGGATTGATGATGAGGACGATGACGGAAACAAAGGACTTTGCATTAAACAGTACAATGAGGACGAAAAAGTACAAGCTATTGGAATTGACAAAGACGGTGACATTTTTGTAATGCTTGGAATTGATGAATTTTTTACAGCTCCAGATACAATCGGTTCTCAATATGCACTTCTCACACTGGAAGATGCAAATAAGATGTTAGCAGAAATGAAGAAGAATGAAAGTGAGGAATAATTATGGCAGATACAAAGCAGGCATTAGCAGAGAAAAAAGAATTTACAACATCATTAAGCCAGTGGTCGAATGAAATCACAGGACTTATTGCAAGAGATTATGAATCATGTGGGGTAAAATTTGATGATTATGCAAAAAAATGCGCAATGGAAGCTATGACAAGCATTTATACACTTGTTAAGAATGATGATAAGGCAGACATGAGGAGCATTGATACAAGCAACCTTAGACAGATTGTAGAGCAGTGTGCAAGCCTTAAACTGAATGCGAGCGCATATCCGAGAGAGTGTTACTTCCAGTTACGAAGCGTTAAGCAGGGAAATGAGTGGGTAAAGGTTGTTGAAATGGGTATCGAGGGAACAGGCTATGACTCATTACTTTCCAACTACGGAAAAGACATTGACAAGGTTTATCCGTTCTGGGTCATAAAAGAAGGAGACGAATATATACCGCCCAAGCATAAAGGTCTGGAAGTTACGCCCCCGGAATGGGAAGAAAAAGGATTGTCAAGTAAGGCTGTAAGAGTTGTATATCCTGTAAAACTTACAGACGGAACAGTAACATACCTTATGGCAGACAGAGACAGTGTTAAGGTCAACCTTTTAGCCCACGTCAAGCAAAACATGATGAATGCCACGTTTGGTATCTGTGAGGATAGATACAAGGCAACTCCGAAGCAGAAAGAGGAAATCAAGGCTAAGAAAAATGAAATCTTGGATGCTTTAAGAGCGTGTGCGACAGTGGATGATATGTTGCAGTGTGAAGTAGCCAGACCGTATATCAGCGGTGCATGGCTTGATACGCCAGAAAGCATGATTCAGAGGAAGATGTGTAACAATGCGACACGTAAATATCCTAAGAATTATGACCCTATGGCAAGACAGGCGCAGATTGAAATGGACAAAGTTTATCAGTTGGCACAGGAAGATATCGCAGAGAACGCCAACACAGTAGACTTCCCTGAAGAAACAGAAGCAATTGACACAGATGCAACAGAGGTGGAAGAAACACCTAGTTTTATGGAGGAATAGGGTATGAGATTAATTTCACAGGACGGAACATTGGATGTTCCTTATGAAATGGTAGTTATTCAGAGGTTTGAAGAGAAAATTTATTTTCTGAACCAAAATCTTGCAGGCGTTGAAGGAGTGACGAGCGATTGGGAGATTGCTGGATATTCTACGGAAGAAAAGGCAATTAGGGCTATGCAAATGCTTAGAGAGACATATATCGGTATGCCTATCGTAATGCAGAATGTTGATGTTTCAGAAAATGTGGCAAAGACATTTGAAACATTAAAGAAATGCGGTATTGTGGTGCGAGCAGAAGATCAACCGTCAAAAGTAGAATACATTAACAATGCTGTTTTTCAGTTCCCACAGGATGATGAAATCGAGGTGTAGTTAAAACGAAACTTAAATGTATTTCCAGTGGTTCACAAGGCAACTGCTACATACTAGCAGATTCCAACGGTAAATCCCTTATTCTTGATTGTGGTGTGCCGATTATGGATATCAAGAGAGGACTGGACTGGAATATCAGAAATGTGGTCGGGTGTGCGGTTTCACACACCCATAAAGACCACAGCAAAAGCGCAGACGCAATAGAGAAAATGGGAATCCCAGTATGGAAACCATATGAAGAAGAAAATCCGAAGATGCAGAAATACGGTAGTTTCACAATCCAGTGTTTCCAGTTGCCACATAACGGAACTACCAATTACGGATTTTACATCAAGGCAGACGGACAGAAGCTATTATACATGACAGACATGGAGTATTGCCATTACAGTTTTAGGAAACAGGCGGTAGATCACATGCTGATTGAGTGCAACTACATAGCGGATATGGTGGACATGGATATCCCAAATTACGAACATAAGATTCTGGGGCATTGCGAACTGGAAACTTGCAAGGGGATTGTAGAAACAAATAAGTCAGATGCATTGCAGAACGTCATATTATGCCACACAGCGAAAGAAACTTGCGATAAGGATAGAATTATTGCAGAGATTAAGAAAATCGTTCCTAGCGCAAATGTGAGCGTTGCACAGGACGGTATGGAATGGGAACTTAGAAATGCGGATGAATGTCCGTTTTAGAAGAAAGTGAGGGATTAAATCAATGAAATTGTATTTTTATACACTGAAAGAACCATATAATGGTAAACTATTTATTCAGTTTGAAGAGTGTGAAGCTGACGAGAAGCCCAAGACTTATTTGCTGCATGTACGCCCTAGAGATTTTTATTACAGACAAATAAGTAAAGAATATATTGGTAAACGAATGGGGAGCACTGTTATATTGCTTGAAAAAGATGATTTTCTTGCTAGAAGTATTTTCACTGAAACAATTAATAAAAAAATATCTGATGTAGAAAAACAGGTGAAATGGTTAAGAGAACAGTTAGAAGCAGTAGAGAAAGGAGACATACAATGAACAGTGTAGATATATCAGGAAGAATGACAAGAGAGCCAGAAGTAAGGTATGCGGCAGATAAGCCATTTGCAAAATTCTGCCTTGCAGTAAATCGCAGATTCAAACAGGACGGACAGGCAAATGCAGATTTTATCAACTGTACAGCATTTGGAAAAATGGCTGAATTTGTGGAAAAGTACGGAAGAAAAGGCGTAAAGTTTGAAGTTCATGGCAGATGGCAGACTGGAAGCTATAAGAACAAAGACGGTAACACTGTTTATACAAACGACTGTATGGTTGAATCAATCGAGTTTGCAGAAAGTAAGAGCAGCAGCATTGAACAGGAAAACGGAAGTGCAGTTCCAAGTGGGGATGGGTTTATGAATATACCAGACGGAATAGATGAAGAATTACCATTTAACTAAAAGGGAGCGTGATTTATCTTGCAGAATCCAAGACAGAGATATGCAATAGAATCAAAGAACCGTAAACGGTTACTGGAAGTAAACCCTGGCCTTACGGATGAAAGCGGTATCTATTTTCTGACAAGAACTGATGAAAACGGCTTTCGATATGCTTATATCGGGCAGGCAGTACATATTTTGCAGAGATTAGCAGGACACCTTGTAGGGTATCAGCATATAGATTTATCACTCAAAAAACATGGACTATATTCGATTGAAAATCCTTACGGTTGGAAGATAGGATTTATGCATTTTCCAGTTAACCAGTTGGACGAGAAAGAGCAGTATTACATCAAAATGTACGCTGACAATGGTTATCAGCTTAGAAACAAAACTTCTGGTAGCCAGGGAGAGGGAAAAGCGCAGATTGATGAGTACCGACCGCAAAAAGGCTATCGTGACGGAATCAAGCAGGGCAGAAAGAACCTTGCAAGGGAATTATCCAGTATTGCAGATAAGCACCTTACGATATCTGTCAGAGCTGATAAGCAGGGTAATAAGGTATCGGAAAAGCAGTTTGAGAAATTTAAGGAATTGTTGAAAGAGGGTGAAAGCGATGGAGATTGAAACTATTGATATTGAAGTTCAGGATTATGTCAAGAAGCTCGTGAACGTAGTTGCTAAGACAATGGTTGATTCATTTGAAAATCTGACTATTGAAGATGTAAATATGTTTAAGTTGGGCTATAACAAGGCTGTTGATGACACTATAAAAGCTATCAAGGAAGAATATGCTTTCACAATCTTAGAAGAAGAAAAGATTGACGAGATAGCAAAACGGTTAAAGGAGTGTTGACAAAAATGGACATTCTTAACGAAATTATTTCTCTTTTGAAGAGAAATTTTCCAGAACGTATACAGATGTTTAGCAATAGAGGCATTTCTCATGATGAAAAACTCACGATCTATCAAAAAGATGGAGTTATTGTAGATTGGTGTCCTTATTATGAATACGTAGAAATTTTAGGATTACCAAAAAAGAGATTTTGAAATAATAGAAAGAGAATGTGGAGACAACGAATAGGAAAAGGAGCGTTGAAAATGTACAATAAATTTCAACAGGTTTACGACTACTACGGTAGAGTATTCAGAAAAATTCAATTAGACACAGGAACACCACCAAAAAAATACGGTCAGATGCTTTCTTACAAGAAAGGAAAAGGTAAAAAGCATGGAAGATAGATATCTGCATAAGGGGAAAAAATCCGAAGCGAGGTTAAGAGAATTGAGAGGTGGAGAAAATGGATAAATTTCTTAAAAGCGTAAGCGAACGTGACTTTGATAGAAGAATATCGGAAGTTGTTGAAATGCTTGAGGAAAAACAGCTCTACGGAACTATCAGTTTGATAAAAGATTTGAAATATTACCTTGACTTAGCCACAAAGGAAAAGGCACACGACTGTAACTGCCAGCGCAACAGCAATTCAAGAGATAATGAGCCTTGTTGCGAATGTGATAGCAAACAAACCAATGCCGACAGGATAAGGAACATGTCGGATGAAGAGTTGCTTGATTTTATATGTTCAATAGAAACTTATGAAGAGGGTAGCGTTAAGACTATTAGGAACGGCATTGCAATGTGTTCGGTAACAGAAATAGAGAAATGGCTTCAATCAGAAGCAGAATAGGAGAAAATATGAAATACATAAGCAATGCAAAATATGGAGAGCCAGTTGAAACAGGAACTATCTACAGAGGTGACAACAAAAGATTATATATATGTGTTCACACACTATGCGGTTGCGGGGAAACATTATACATGAATTGTCAAACACTAGGTATTGTGGATAGAAAATTAAACAGTACATCTGTAATAGCTGCGATAAATGAAGCGCAATCATTAGTGAAGCGTGAGTTTGATTTACTTAGCAATGAACTTAATACCATATTGAATAGCAAGATAGAAATATCAAGGTATTAGAGTAGGAGAGAATATGGAAGACAGATATCTGTATAAAGCTAAGACAACTCCAAAAGAAAAAGGAGAATTTAACAATGTTTGGGTTACTGGAAATCTTATTGTTTCCAATGGAAAGTATTACATACATCCTGTGGGCAATGTTGTAAATGTTAAGAATGAGATTGGAAGAATAATTGTGATGCACGAAGTAATTCCAGATACAATATGCCGATGTACAGGCTTGAAAGACAGGAACGGCAATCTGATTTGGGAGAATGATATTGTCAATACTCAATGCGGAAAAGCTATTGTTGTTTGGGATAAGGCAGAATGGAGAATTAAGTGGATTAAAGATGCTATATGGCGAAAGGATTTACATTTTTGGACTAATGAAGATGATTGGAAATGTGAGGTTATCGGCAACATATTTGATTCCGAACTTTTGCAATAATTAAGACAAAGAACTTGAAGTAAGGAAGTGATTAGTACGGCAGAGCGAAGAATGTTCACAAAGAAGATAACAGAAAGTGATGCGTTTCTGGAAATGCCAAGTAGTACGCAGATGTTATACTTTCACTTTTGCATGAATGCGGATGATGACGGATTTGTGAACAACCCGAAGAAGATTCAACGGATGTGCGGTGCTTCTGATGATGATTTTAGGCTGTTGATTGCGAAGTCATTTGTACTGACATTCGACAGCGGAATAATCGTGATAAAGCACTGGAAGATGCATAACTACATACAATCTGACCGATACGTGCCGACTGATTACACAGATGAAAAATCCATGTTGGGATTGAAAAAGAATAAGGCATACACGTTTGATGAATCTAAAATGGTTACAAGGTGCATACAGGATTCCAAGAAGAAAGAGAAAAAGACTGCTTATAACAGGAACAGATTTAATTGTAAAGAACAGAACAATTACGATTATGGCAAGATAGAGGAAGGCTTGGGAATAACATGAATCTGAATGATTTACCTGTTGGTACACCAATAGACTGCGATAAGAACGGAAAAATCGGTCAGAAAGAGAGGTAAGAATGAGACGAACAAATCTTAGCGTTTATGGATTTATTGAAAGTTGGTGATGTTAATGGGTGTAATCGCAGACAAATTAAGAGATTTGCAGAAAGCATACAAAGAAAATGACTATGCGGAATACGAACAAATACTTGATTTTGCCATTGAAATTGCAGAGACAGAAGAAAATAAATTCTGTGAATGGAAGATTGTTGATACACCACATGGAATGCCTATTTACAATACAGGCTGTGGAAAAATAAGGCTTAGTTGTGCGACAGGCATTGATATTTACTGCAATGCTTGTGGCAGAAAAATAAAGATTGTTAATGATAAGAAAGCGAGTGATTCAGAGTGAGTGACAATGCAAAGATAGTAATGGCACAGGCTTTAATGATGAGAATTAAAGATTATGCAGAAAGAGCCTTGGATAAAAAAGATGTAACACTTGATATGGCTATGGTTGAAATACGCGATACAGTTGACGCTTATGACGAGTATTTTCATACAGGAAGAAAACCACGGTAACTAACTAAAAATCAAAGAAAGGAATAGGTTGTGCGCACATAAAACCGAGGTTTCCTTTTGGTAGATTTAGAATGAAAGTCCATTGTTTATTTGAACAGTCAGGAACATTCAAGAACGCTTTCAAGAAGTATGGAATTGAAGCCTACGACTATGATATTCAGAACGAGTTCGGAGAAACCGACAATGTAATGGATATATTTTCTGAAATAGAGGGTGGGTACTTAGGAAAGCCGAGCATATTTGATAACTTTTCTGAAAACGATATAGTATTTGCATTTTTCCCATGTACAAGATTTGAAGCTAAAATACCTTTATCATTTAGAGGAGAATCAACACAGCAGAAAAAGTGGTCAGACGAACAAAAATTGCTTTATTCCATGCAACTGCATAATGAATTGCATGAACTTTATGAAAAAATATCTCAGTTAGTAATTGTTTGCATAAGAAAAAATATTAAATTAATTATAGAAAATCCGTATACGCAGCCACATTATCTTAGTACATACTGGTGTTTAAAACCGAGTCTAATTGATAAGGACAGGACGCTTAATGGAGATTACTATAAAAAACCGACACAATATTGGTTTATTAATTTTAAGCCAAAGCAAAACATACTGTTTGAGCCATTAGAGTGTGTTCTGATAAGAAAAATCGGAACAGTAAAAGGAACTGAAAATACTAGCCGTAAAACTGAAAGGAGTCTTATGCATCCACAATACGCAGATAGATTTATAAGACAGTATATATTAGACGAAAAATACTGGAAATAAGGAGTTGATAAAATGGCAAGAGATAAAGGATTTGAACAGCGTATGCAGGGCATGGTCTACGCTTGCAGACTTGCGCAGGAGCAGGGTATAGAAGCACTTGTAAAGGATGTAAAGCAACGTGGTGTGACGAAAGTAGACATAACTGCATCCGATAAACAACTAGCTGATATGTGGGGCGCACTGTCTGATAATATCGGACAGAACATGCTGACTACGGTTGTATGGGTGTTACATGATGCTTTTGGATTCGGACAGAAGAGGTTACAGCAGTTTATGACCGAATTTGACAAGGATACAGCTAATCTTATGAGCCTTGACTATATGGGTGAACATTATGTGACACTGGAAGATTATGCGGTGGAGTTAAATCAGAAGTATAACTTGGGGCTGGACGTAATCAAGGCAACACTTGCAACGGATATGGCAGATAAACAGGATTCAAGAGTCGGAAATGTTGACAAGGTAACAGGTATCATTAATGCGCTTAGACTGGCAGGACATGAAGATGCAGCGGCGTATTTGGAGAGTAAGAAAGAGGTGTGAGAATATGGGAAACAAACATACTATGAACGATCTATACCAAATGCAGTCACTTCCGCTTTCTGCAAAAATAAGAATGACTGCACGTAGGATAAATGAATGGGTTAATGAATTTGGCGAAGATGGAGTGTATCTGTCATTTAGTGGTGGCAAAGACAGCACAGTTTTAGGACACATAATCAGAGAAGTTTGCGGATATAAAAATATTCCTTTTGTATTCGTAGATGTTCCGACACAATATCCAGAGTTAAAGGAATTTACACAGACATTTGATAATCTTGTAATTTTAAAACCTAAGATTTCATTTGCACAGGTTTGTGAACAGTATGGATTCCCGATGATTAGCAAGGTAGTGTCAAATTGTGTAAGCGGTGCGAGAAAATATGTTAAATACCTTGACAGTCAAAAATCTAACAACGCAATCTTAACAGACAGACAATTCCATATGCTTGCTATGTCAGACCCGTTAGGAATAGAAAGGAGAATAAACAAGAAGAACGAACAGCACAAGAACTTGCAGATCGGAGTTATCCCTAGCGGTTCAGAATACAGGTTACGCAGACTGAATGGAGAACTGAAAGATAGTAAAGGCAATTATAGTCAGTTTAATCAAGAAAAATATAAATTCTTTCTTGACGCACCTTTTGAGATAAGCGACTTGTGCTGTGACATTATGAAGAAAAAGCCTGTGCACGATTACGAAAAGAAAACGGGAAGAAAGCCTATTATAGCAACTATGGCGAGTGAAAGCGTTATACGTACACAAAAATGGCTACAGGACGGCTGTAATGCTTTTAATGTAACAAAACCACATAGCAATCCTATGTCATTTTGGACGGAACAAGATGTATTACTTTACATCAAAGAAAACAATCTGCCGATATGTTCAGTTTATGGCGAAGTAGTCACAGATTATGAAGCTGTGGGGCAATGTGAAAATCAAATGTCATTTGCGGATTTTGGTATTTTTGATAAGGAAAGACCATTGCTGAAAACAACAGGATGCCAAAGAACAGGCTGTGTACTGTGCGGATTCGGTTGCCATTTGGAAAAAGAAAGCAGATTTTTAAGGCTGAAAGAAACACACCCTAAATTCCATAATCTGCTATATATTTTGAAAAACAATGGCGTGACATACGCAGAAGCTATTGACTGGGTAAACGAACATGGTGGTTTTAACATTAAATATTAAGGAGCGTGAGTGAATGACGGAGAATGAAGCAATCGAGAGATTGAAGTGCATGAGATTATTTATGAAGTTGGAGGATAAAGAAAATAAATCCAAATTTCTTGACAGTGATTATGAAGCAAACCACATGGCAATAAAGGCACTTAAAAAGCAGATACCGAAGAAAGTTAGGTATGAAGATGTTGGCTATGAACAGTATGGCAATGTCAATGTATATGCTTGCATATGTCCATCGTGTGACTTAGAAATAATTAAATTCGATGACAATGATGTTTCTGAAAAATGCGAAAGTGATGATGTAGAAAAAATGTTTCACAGCAGTATGGCGCATCATGCTTATGTTGGATTGAATAATTATTGTAACAGATGCGGTCAAAAATTGGACTGGTCAGAAGAAAGCGAGGAAAACAATGAAACTGATTGATGCAGATGCACTAAAGAAAGATTTAAAATCGGTTACTTTAAGCAATGGAACTTTAGTAAATACAAATGCAGTATTGTATTTACTAGAAGAATATCCGACGGCTTATGATGTGGATAAGGTTGTGGAACAGTTGGAAGAACTAAAAAGAAGATATGATATCGAGGAATTTGGGATTAGAGGAGTTATTTGTAAAGCAATCGAGATTGTGAAAGGCGGTGGAATGAATGACAGAGAATGAAGCAATCAAGGCAATAAAAGATAACAAGCCTACAAGCGGTTATTATATTTTGAACGAAGCATTAGATATGGCAATACAGGCACTTGAAACAGTACAGAAATACAAAGACCTTGAATCTGAACTATCTAAACGCAATCTGACAATTGACCATATCAGAGAATACATGGAATTTGAGGACGAATGTGTGGAACAGGAATTTACTTTTAAATCTCTGTTGGAAGCAAGAGAGAATCAGAATAGAAAGAAGCCAATTTTAAGTATGTATGAAAAAGGTTGTATGGCTATTGATTATTCAGATGGGCATGGAGAAATAAAACAGACTGAAAGTAATTTCTGGCGTTGTCCTAAATGCAAATCAGTTGTGGGAGAAAGAATTATTGTACATGGCAGGATTCACGACCAGCGGAAAAAGAAATATTGTGAAAATTGCGGTCAGAGAATCGACTGGGAGGGAATTAAAAATGAGTGATGCATGGAAAACTGTACTTACAGTGATTGTTCTGATTGTTGGTATGGTGATTGAAAGTAGATGTGATAGTGAATATTGAAGAATAAATAAGAATTTAAGGAAGACAAAACATGATAAAAAATAAAGAGCTTTTAGAGATGATAGAAAAAAAGAAACAGGAAGTGTCTTGTGATAACTGCAAACATTGCAACTTAGGGGCATATCATAGTGGAAAATGGTATTGCAACAAAAGAAGCGTGTTTGATGTAGTTACAGACATAAAGGAATGTTTTGAAAGAAAATAAAAATTTAGGATGAAAATATGACTGAAATAGAAAGATTGGATAAAGAAATTCATGAACAAAGAGAAGAAAATTTTGGGCTGTATTCTATATTTCAATATAGACTTCAAGAAGAAGTGATGCAGCCACTCATAAAGGAATGGCGAGATGGGAGCAATCATTTGAAACAACTAATTGCAAAGAGAAATATGCTTATACAAAGCAAGGAACCATCTTTTGCCAATGAAAAAAAGACCTTTGTAAATGGATATGGTGAAGCAACAAAACGAGAAATCACATCATCAACATATACTAGGGCTGAAAAAAGATTGTCAAAGCAAATAATGAATTTTGTGAGCTAAACTAAGGATTTAAGGAGAATTGAAATTATGGAGAATGTAACAGGAGCATATGCCCTATATGAATTTTTAAAAGAATTGGTAGAAAGTGGCAAACTGAAAGAGAACAATGATAATTCAGAAGTTTACTTTATTGATGAAGATAGCTTTGCTCATGGTATAACAGATTATTCGTTTGATGATAATCAAAGTTTGATTCTTTGGTAAACTAAGATTAAAGTTTAGTGGAGGTACAAGATGAAAGAATTTCCGATTATGAAGAATAAGGGTAAGGAATATATTCCTTACGATGTTATTAAACCGCATGAGGAACAGGCATTAAAAAACCACTGCGGACAGACATTAGACAGGTTGGCAGAAAGAGGAGGTCTGTCTTGGGCGGAAGCGTATGCGGTTTTAACAGATAGTAAATTTCCTAGTATAAAAGAGTATATTTCAGAAGAATTTTATGAGAAAAAAGTCAAAGAGATTGTATCAAATACAGAGTTAAACTAAGTATTTTATGAATAATCAGATAACGCTTGAAGAAATAGGAATGATATTGCCAACATCAGAACAACTCAAAAAAGATTTCAGTACCGCCGTAATGCCGTGCTTTGACTGCATATGCAACCATTGCGCAAACTGTACAGAATGTTGGGATAAATGTACCGGAGAAATGGTCGAGCCGTGCTATGTGTGCGAGGACTGCAGGAATTATGACGGACGGGGCAGGGATTTATGGCGATGCGAATGTGATCGGTATAAAATCACGAATCAATATGCGAAGAGAAAAAGAGAAAAGATTCGGATTGTGAGGTGAAAAGATGTGTACAATGGAATGGAAAGAAGTTAATCCAGAACAGAATAAGAATTTAGCTGAATAGCGGAAAGGACAATAATGAGAAAAACTTGTTTTGCTTGTGGTTGTTATTTTTATACAAATCGGTCAGACCAACTGTTCTGTTCGCCACATTGCAGATACAAATATAATCATAACAGCGATTTGGTTTTGACCTTAAAAAAGAAATGGTTCGATATGGAATTGTCGGGTGTTAAAACCGAAGAATATCGGGAAATCAAACCTTATTGGGAAAAGAGATTTGAAAATTATTTTGGTAAACACTACGATTTTTCTCTTGATACACCTACGATAGTGTGGAATAATCAGCCGAAAAATATTATTTTCCGTAATGGTTATGGAAATGATAAGCCAGAGTTTACCGCCGAATGTACAATAAGCGAGGGGTATGGTAAAGAAGATTGGGGCGCAGAGAAAGATTGTAAATACTATGTTTTGAAAATACATAGAGTGTTTGGAAAAAAGAATATTTTAACTAACTAAGGATTTAGGAGGCGAAGTATGAAGTATGTGCATTGGCTCAAGATAAGCGGATATACGGATTGCGAAGAAACCGCTAGACAATTTCAGGAGATAGAAAACTACCTTAAATCTTATCCAAAAGCAAGCGCACTATTATATCAATACGATAGTGGTTCTTTTAATTGGGTTGTAAGACTTGAGTGCAATCAATGCTATAATGATTTGGATTTGAATGTGAACAGTCTCTCCACGGAATTACAGAGATTTAATAGAAAACCAAGGAATATAGGGAGAGAACGAGTTTTTAAATTTCCAGAACACTATAGAAAATATTTGTAGATTCGAATGATTCTACAAATTTAAGATTTAGTGAAGGAGTGAGCGCATATGGCAAAGTATAAAGGCGTTGTCAGAGAAATATATGAATATGAGATTGAAATTGAAGCCAAAGATGGCGGTGAAGCAATGGAATACTTAAAAGAAGTCTACAATGACGATGAAAAGAACGAGGGTATTTTTGTTGCTGATGCAAACAGTTTCTTAAGAGCGGAATTTTCTCTTAAAGTAAATTAAACTGAGATTTAGGAGATAATTTTATGGAATCAGAAAAACAGGATATTAATTGCAAGAAGTGTGGTAAATACATTCTGACAGAGCATAGAGGTCAGGACGGAAAAATACGTTGCATTAAAGGCAGTTATCAAAATGGCGTTTATTATGGTATTGAGGATGCATTTTACTGTAATGAATGTGCGAAAATAAAATAGAAAAGGAGTGAACTAATAAGTGCGTTTTTCAGAGCTTACAAGACCAGAACTTGAAAGCATCATCGAAAACGCAAATTTTACAGAAGATGAGCTGGTAGTGTTTAAAATGCTGACAAAAGGAAAGACTATTACAGAAATAGCACAAAAGACAAATGCGTGTAATCGCACAGTTAGCCGAAGAATTGAAAAAATAAAATCAAAAATAAATAGAATCGGAGGTTTGACTATATGACAGTTGTGCTTACACAGAATGGGAAAGAAATTAATCCAGAAGATGTAGTTTTGCCGTCAGAGGTTTTGAAACTGATTGCGGAGCTGATTAATTGACGAAAAATTGATAATAGTGTAGAATGCGTCATGTAGTGAATATGGCGCATTCTTTTATGTCTGATGGAGGAATAAGGATGGAATGTGTCGCATATATGCGTGTTTCTACAGAGAAACAGGCAGAAGAGGGAAACGGATTAGACAGCCAAAGGAGAGATATTGAAAACTATTGCAGAAAAAATGAACTGGTAATTACAGATTGGTACATTGATGATGGGTATACAGGCGCAAATATGGACAGACCAGAATTGCAACGGCTTGTATCAGACTGTGATCGTAAGCGTGTAGGCTATGTTGTTGCTTTCAAGCTGGATAGAATATCACGTAGCATGGTGGACGGTATTTATCTAATTGAAAGAGTATTCCTTAAAAATAATGTGGAGTTTAAGTGTGTACATGACAGTATCTGCTATGATAATCCTATGGAGCAGGCTTATACACAGATGATGGCGGTATTTGCACAACTGGACAAGAATACAATGTTATTGCGCATGCGTGGTGGAATGTTGGAGCGTGTCAAGCAAGGCTACTGGATGGGCGGTGGTAATCTTCCATACTGCTATACATACAGCAAAGATACAGGAACACTTATACCAATTCCAGAACGCAAGGAACAGGCAAACAAAGCAATGGATTTATTCTTGCAAGGATATTCAGACGTAAAAATCCGTGATATGTTAGGATTTAAAAGCGAATTTGTTGTGAAGCAAGTACTCACAAGCCCTGTAAACATTGGAATGATACCGTATAAGGGGAATATCTATCAGGGATTGCATGAACCTATATTTAATAAGGAAGTGTTTGAAAAAGCCCAACAATTCAGAGCAATAAGGAAAAACAAAAGGGCAAGTTGCCATAACATTCAAACTAACTTATTGACAGGTTTATGCTATTGTGGAATCTGTGGATGCGCTATGAGATATCAAAAGTGGACGCATGGAAAGCATAAGATTTACTGTTGTTCCAGGAACAAGGACTTGCATTATCTTCCTAACCACAATCCAAACTGTAATAACACATTGGAATGGGCTTCGGATATTGAAAAAGCTGTAGAGGACGAAATACTTTTAATATCTGCTAATATATCAGAATATAAGCCAAGAATGAAAGAGTCTAAGTTAGAAATATTGCAAGGGCAATTAGAAAAAGAGCAGACTAAGCGTAAAAGGCTATACAACCTGTATGCAGAGGGAAATGATGATGTTATCAGCATGATTAAAGAAATTGAGAAAGTAATAGAAGATATCCGTAAGCAGATTAGAGAAGAATCCGCAATAGAAACGAATAAAACTAGGCAAAATGTATTTAAGAACATAAAAAATCTTGCCGACATTTGGGAAGATATCGACAAGAAACAAAAAAATATGTTACTAAAAAGTATAATTGAAAAAATCGTAATTAGCAATGGAAATATTGAGATAAAATTGAAAGATTTTTAGCACTACAATAATGCTATTCTATGGTATATATTTACTGCTAATATAGGTATATTTATTTAGCAGTAAAATAGTACCATACCAATGATCATGGGGGAGATCAGAAGATTCCTAAGGGACAATAACGCAATACGTGTCAGCAGGTCATTGAAGGATACTGCGTATAAAGCCATATATGCAAGGGAGAATCTGACAAGACTACATTCCAAAGAGCCTACAATTGTTGAAATCGCGGCAGAAATCGGCATACCCAAGGAAGACATTGTGTATGCACTGGATGCAATTCAGAATCCGATGAGCCTGTATGAACCCGTGTATACAGAAGGGGGAGACACCCTGTATGTGATGGACCAGATCAGCGACAAGAAGAGCCGTGAAGAGAACTGGGTAGAGAATATATCCCTTAGTGAAGCTATGAAGAGATTAAATGAGAGAGAGAATGAAATTATAACGCTGCGATTTTTTGAGGGAAAGACCCAGATGGAAGTTGCTGAATCCATAGGCATATCACAGGCACAGGTATCCAGACTTGAGAAAAATGCTCTGACAATTATGAGGAAATATTTGATGTAGCAGAAAATATAATCTATTGACTTGCAATTAAAAACAATTTACAATAGACATATGTAGTCAAGTCATGTATGGATATGCAGAAGGATAAAAAATTGTATCAAATATGCTTATTTATAAGCATATTTGATACAATTTATATGGCGAAGTAACCACAT